TTGATGCTATAGGTATCGGTAGAACAGCAATAGCAAATTATAAACTTTCAATCTATCAAGATAAAAATTTCTCTGATCTTTCTGCTGGTGGAACTGCAAGAGGAATAGATGTAGATTGTGATCATGTGTTTGATGCTGTTTCAAGATTAAACTATAGTCACGGTCTAGAAGTTAATATGACTCAATCAGTGAATCATGGAGTAACAAATTCTGGTTACTGCATGGCTATAGATGCTAACGGATTGGTTAATGGTAGCGGAACAATAGTGGGAGCTTATGGTCTTCGTACATATGCTGGTGGTCATACTAGTTTTCAATCTAGTGGTGTTATAAATGAAAGTTTTGGTATTCGTAATAGAGTATTGAATCTTGGCTCTGGTGAAATGACTACTGCTTATGGTTTATATTCAGAAATATCTTCAGGTTCTGGAACTTTTGGTGGAAGTATACAAAATGCTTATCATATACGTTTAAGGCCAACTAGTGAAGTTGCTACCTCTAATAAATTTGGTATGTATCAAGAAGGTACTGATGATAAAAACTATTTTGCTGGAAATGTAGGCTTAGGAACAGCTACTCCTTTACATCCACTCCATGTCGTTGGTACTGGTAGAATTAATAGTTTAAATGTTAATGGCGTCTATACATTCCCAAGTGTTGATGGTACAGCTGGACACAGCTTAGTTACAGACGGTGCTGGAAATATTGTGTTTAGCGGGGTTACTGGTGGTGGTAACATTGATGGTACTGGTACAGCAAATTATATTGCTAAATGGAGTGATGTAGATAGTTTAACAAGTGGTATTATTTATGACAACGGGACGAATATTGGTATTGGCACTGCCTCTCCTGATCACACATTACAGGTTGTAGGAAATGCAAAAGTTGACGATATAGTTATTAAGGAGTGGCCTCCTGCTACAGCATATAGTTCTATTACCCATAAAGACTATCCTGATTCTACTTATATGATGATTAGTAATGGTCGGCACACTTTTGTTTCTTCAAACGCAAATGGTATTACTTACGTTCGTGGACCAAATAACAACTCTAGTTCAGAGATTCAAGTGCAGTCTGCTGCTGTTGTTATTAATGAAGGTGGAGGCAATTCTGATTTTAGAGTAGAAGGTGATTCTGATGCAAATCTATTATTCGTAGATGCTAGTACAGACAGAATTGGAATTGGCACATCTTCTCCGCAAGCAAAACTAGACGTTAGTGGAACTGTTCGGTTTAATGATTTAGTAAGATGGGAATATCCAGCCAAATCGCTGGATACTGCTATAGATGATTTTGGTTATTTACGTTTTTATGATGAGACTAACGGAATTGCAGGAATAGGCGTTTCTACCAGTAGTTTTAACGTTGGAACTAGTGGTACTATTAATCTTCGTTTTATAGGTCAGCAAGTAGAACTCGCTAGATTTGATACTGCTGGCAACTTTATTTTTAATGATGGTCTTCGGAATTGTGACTTTAGAGTTGCAGGTGATACAGATTCTAATTTGATTTTTTCAGATGCTAGTACAGACAGGGTCGGTATTGGCACATCCACACCAGCAACAAAACTAGAGGTTAATGGTGTTATTACTGCTAGTGGTGGTGAAGTATTAACAACAGGAACATTGAATACAAAGTTACAAGCGGCTAGTGGTATAAATTTAACATACAATGCTTCACAAAGTTCGTTAGAAATTGCAACATCAGGTCAAATACTTGCTAATATGTCAGGAGCACCAGCCAGTTCAACCGCTGCTGGAGGCATGGGTTCCCTCAGATTTGATTCAAGTTATGTATACTTAGCCATTGGAAATAATCATTGGAGAAGAATTGCTCATTCATCTTTTTAATTAATAATTCGTAGGAGAAAATATTATGGCCTCTTTACCAGTTTTAAACGCAGCAGATCCAACCACTATTCCAGAAAAAGTTTATGATAGAGTTTGGGTAGAAGAAGTAATAATTAAAGCTCCAGATCCCAATGGAGAGGTTAATGGAGAAGTAAAATTACATAAGTATGGCATGATAGACGGTGTAGCAGAATTAGATCCAAATGGAGGTGATTGGATTGTAGTTCAAAATATGCTAGAAAAATCAGATGAGGATGGTGATCTTCAAACAGCTATGGGAGCTATTATAAATTACGTAGCTAAATTAGGTATTGAAAATAACATCGTTGATACACCATAATGTGTATATTAATGTAAATTACCCCCCAAAACAAGTAGAGGTTAAAAATGGCCTACGAATACGGAAAAGTCAGAATACAATTAAGAAATGATACAGTAGCCAACCTATCTGGAACAAATCCAAGATTAGCTAGTGGAGAAGCAGCTTTTGCTCGGGATACTAATGCTTTAAAGATTGGTCCCGGATTTTATAATAGCATTAGTGCTGTTGCTGGAGGTGGTGGTGCTGGAGATATAACCGCTGTTACTGCTGGTACTGGTCTTGATGGTGGAGGTGCTGCAGGCGGTGTCACTCTTAATATCGACACTTCCGTTATAACTACAGGTAACTTATTAGCTGGATCGGGTTTAAACTTAAACCTTGCAGCTAAAAGATTAGATATTGACGCGACTGTTATACAAACAGGCGATTTAAACGCCAAGCTACAATCGGCTAGTGGTATAGTTTTAACATATGTAGCATCTCCAGCTACTTTATCCGTTGCTGTATCTGGTCAGATACTTGCAAATATGTCTGGTGCTCCAGCTAATGCTACTGCTGCTGGTTCTCAAGGTGAGCTTAGATTTACTCAAACTCATATATATATAGCTATTAAAGATAACACTTGGAAGCGTGCTGCGATATCCACATTCTAAGGATAAAATTCGATTATGAAAAGGATGAAATTAGCCCATTACAGTTCTACTTCAGGTACACCTGCGTCTGGATTTATAATTAAATATTCAGGCAATAAGAAGCATTATGCTGCCAATATACAGAAACCTGTTATTGGTAATGTTCATGCTCTTACTATAGGTCAAAGTGTTTTTAATTTTTTAGTAACAGGTTCTGATCGTAGTACAACCTACTCATCAGCATCAGATCCAACATTAACTATAAGAGATACTGACGTTTTAGTTTTTGATGTTGATACTGATAGTCCATCTAAACTTTTTAATATATCCTTAACAGAGACAGGAACAATAGCTGTTCCAACAAAGCACACTTTGTTAAACAATAATGTAGATAGTGGTGTTGTGAAATTTTATCCGGGTGTGGGTAATACTGGAACATACTATTATCGTGCTAGCAATGACTCTAATTTTAAAGGTGTCATTAATGTTACAGGTAATCCTACTACAGCGGTTTTGAGTGGCTCCTTAGTAGTTCCTAGCTCTAGCAATTTATCAGGAACTACAAATACTTATTTTCATGGATTGATCAATAACACAAATGTTAATGATATAGTTTACACTTGGAGTCTTACTGGCTCTACAGGCAATGCTAGAGGGTCTTCATATGGGAGAAAGTATAGATTAGAAACTTTCAACATAACAGGAATTTTTGGGCAAACAGAAACCTTTTATGTGAATGTGACAGCATCTTCTATATTCGCTAATAGTTCTACAACCAACAGTGGAATTGTTATACTAAATCATATAGCTTCTGGAACAGTGCCTTCACAAATAGCTGGCTTATCTATCTCTAGTGGTGTGGGTGGACAATTAGGGCTATCATGGGTATTACCATCCGATGGAGGATATCCTATTCAAGACTATATAGTAAAAGTTGGATCTACTGGAATAGATGGCTTTGGCAACCCAGTCACTAATGAAACAGTATATAATGATGGAGTAGGTACAGGTCTTACAGCAACAATAACAGGACTGACCAATGGTAATCAATATTTCTTTGCTGTGGGGGCTACTAATGATTTAGGTACTGGAGTTTACAGTGCTAGCGGTACAGGTATGCCAGCATCAGTTCCGTCAAATGTTGCAGCTCCTTTCGTTTTTACAACTGGCAATACTCAAATTGGTGTCAACTGGAATGAGCCTGCTAATAATGGCAATGCCATCAGTGATTATGTCATACAGTACAGTGGACAGAATGCTGGTGGTCCACCGATAACATATAATGATGGGGTGAGTTCAATTTCTAGTGGGTCTATTACAGGTTTGATTAATGGAACCGGTTATTTTGTCAGTATCGCTGCTATTAATACCATTGGAACTGGCACGTTCAGTAGTTTCTTAGGCCCTGTAGTTCCTTCAGGATAATTGTTGATTAGGTGTATAACACTATTATTACCGTATTCTAGGAGAAAACCGCATGTCATGGCAGTTAGAATTACCTATCATAGTCCGTACTTGGATTAATGATTTAGGAGACAAGCCTACATATGAAGATGACAGACTACAACAAGTTCTCGTAGTTTCTGCACAATATGTAACCAGAGAAATTAATTTACCTAATGATTATAAAGTAAATTTAACAAACTTAACCATTGATCCTGACCCATGCACTCTTGCCGATAGGGATGAAGACTTTATTGGTTTTGTGACGCTAAAGGCTGCCTGCTTTTTTGATCAAAGTACGTTTAGAACTAAAGCTGCTAACGAAGGAATCAAAGCTGGGCTAGGTGCTGCTCAGGTAAGTGTTCAAGGCAACCTAAGGGGCTATAAAGATATTTTAGATGTCGGTCCTTGTTACATGTATGATAAGCTAAGGATGCAATATGAGATTAGTAATGCTAATGGTATAGAGGCTATTCTTGGTCCGTTTGTTGGTAATAATTTTGATCCAAGGTATTTACATGACCACTATTCTAGACTTAGAAATTTTTATTCATAATGAACATTAATTTAAATGGTGTCAAGGCTATGTATAATAGTGCTATTGACATGTTAGTAAGTTCGTCAGGTTTTGCTCAACCTTGCGTGTTTGTTTACGAACAGGGTGGCGTAAAATGTCCCAATTGTGGCTATGACCCTCTTTCTAAAAGATCCAACGGCGTGTATAACGGCAGCGGTATTATGCCGTTCCCTTATGGTCAGCTATGCCCGGTATGTGCTGGAGAAGGTAAAACTACAACAACTAAGGAAGAGACGGTTCAGTTGACCTTGGTGTTTAATCAAAAAGATTTCATGCAAATAGGTTCTGTTTCTACGGCTGTTGGTAATATGCAATCTATATCAACAATAGCATCTTATCCTAAAATTAAAAGTGCTGACTATGTTATTCCTTCAGGAAATGGCATTTCTGATTATAGGCAAAATTCTTATACCAGAATGAGTGAACCTGAGTTTGTAAGTTTAGGGGACAATAGATATATTGTTACGAATTGGCAAAGAGGAGGAGCAGAATGAGACTTTCTCTTGAATTAATAGACACTGAACAACAAATACAAAAAGCTATTTTATCAGCATTGCTAGGTGATGCAAACAAGATCATGCTCAAAGCAGTAAAACAGTTAAAAAGAAGAATTCCTAATATTATAGAATCAGCTATAGTTTCTCAACCAGAGTATAGTTCTTTAATTGGGGGTAGATTAAGAGATGAGTTTGGCGTTCCAGATGCTGCGAGTAAAATAGACAATTTATTGAAATTATGGAAAAATATTGAGGTTACCTATCAATCTCCAAAAATTAGATCTGGTCAGATTATTAGCTCTATATCTATAGAAGCTATTCGATCTGATTATTCAGATGTTCTTAGTTCACCATCAGCTAAACAGAAAACTAAAAAAGGTCAAAGTTTAGCATGGTTGGATTGGTTATTAATACAAGGCGATAAAATTATTATTAAAGAATATGAAATATCTGGTGGTGAAGGTAGAGCTGGTAGATTGGTTATGAAAAAAACTGTTACTGGCAAGTGGGGTGTACCATCAGGGTTTGCTGGTAGTCCCAACGATAATTGGATTACTAGGGCTATACAAAGTGTCTCAGGTATAATAGACAGAACTCTAGCAGAAGCGTTACAATAATGGCAGAATATGATCCTAAATTTTATTTACGAAACGGTCAATATGATGGTTCGGCTAGCTTTAATTACGTCAGTAATCAATTAGAGTATAATCTAAAAGATTTTATTGATTATGGATTATTAGCTGCTGGGGGTTATATAAATGTTAAGAAAAATATAAACAATATTCATGGTAGTTCTCCGGATAGATTATATCCAGTACAAGACCCTAACTATAAAAATGGTCAAGTTTGGCAAACCATGAGGAAAAACTGGGTTTATGAAACGGGCGTAGGTGGACTATACTCGTTTGCAGGTGGTGTTGCGGCTCAAGCGGCACCTGTTACTATCTCAGGAATAACAATTAATAATACTGGATTTATTGCCACTAATGCTGCTGGAACCTATGCTCATTCTCAAGATTATTTAAATGGTCGGGTTATATTTGATACAAATATTCCTATGACTACAAATTTAAGACTAAATTATACTTATAAATGGGTTCAAGTTTATACCTATGCTGATGCTGAATGGTGGCAAGAAATTCAATATGCTACTGACGAAAATAGTAAACATCACAAAAGTAAAGATAAAGGAGATTTTTTTGTAGATCCTAAAAATAGAGTTCAATTACCAGCTGTAGTTATTGAGATAGTTCCTAGAAGTTCATCTTCCCCTTGGAGGCTTGGTGACCAATCTATGGTTTTAGATCAAGACATTTTAATTCATGTTGTAGCTGATAATCATTATGATAGAAATAATATATGCGATATAATTAGATTGCAAGAAGATAGAGTAATTAAACTATATGATATAAATACTGTAGCACAAAGTGGTGTATCTCCTTACACTATGGATGGTACATTAAACGTTACTCGTATACAATATAATAAATTGGTTAATAACGATAACTTCTATTATAATCACTGTAGATTAAAAAATATGGTAGTTTCTAGTGTTGAAAGTGTAAATCCAGACCTATTTGAAAGCACTATCCGCACAACAGCTGAAATTATTATAGTATAACTGTTTTTGGTGTACTTTATAGTAATACCATCCTTACCAATTTTATCGGAGACTTCAAATGGCCAATAATAGAGTATTTTATGCTTCGCATGGTGTCGCCTTAGCGAAGGAAACAGGCAACACAAGCCTCGCAGACCCTCAATACAACAAATCGGGTGTATCAACAGGACTAATAGCTGTAGCTGGTGCTCAAAGTGTTACTATGAACACTAACTTTAATCTTGAGCAGGTCTTCCAGCTTGGTCAATTAGAGCTTTATGATAATGTTGTAACAGACCCTAATGTTGAGGTCACTATTAATAAGGTTTTAGATGGTCATCCAACCATTTATGAGCTTGCTGTAGGTACAGGTAGTATTGTATCTAATGCAAACAAACGAACAAAATTAGTTATGGGCGTAGGTAGTGATACAGCTTCGACACTTGCTAACACAAGAGCTATTGTCTGCGATCCTATTTATCTGAGTTCTGTAAGCTATACTATTGGTACGGATGGTAACTTTACCGAAGAGTGTAGTTTCGTGGGTAATGATAAGTCTATTAGTGCAGCATCGAACGTTATGTTCAGCGGAGCTGCAAAAGCTGCTCAGGGCGTTAGTAAAGCTTTCCAACGACAGCATCTTAATACAGGTATTTGTTCTTTCCCAACTGAGGTACAAGGACAGTCTATTACCAGTATTAGTATTAGTGCTGACTTCGGTCGTGAAGAAATGTTTAAGCTTGGTAGGCTTTCTACATTCCATCGTTATGTTAACTTTCCTCTAGAAATTAGCTTAGATATCGAATGTATTGCAACAGGTCTTGACGATACGACAGTAACTGTGCCTGACACATCTTGCCAAAACCTAAGCCTTAGCGAAAGTTCCGCTAAGTTTGTTATGTGTTCGCCTACAGGAAATGTTAATGGGGCTTACACTATTGATCTTGGTAACAAGGTTAAGTTGACAAGTGTGGCATTTGCTGGTGGTGACACTGGTGGTGGTAATGCAACGCTTTCGTATAGTTATGTTACATTTAATGACTTACATATTTCTTCTTCTGGCGCTCAACCTGAAAGAGCTCTTTTATAGGATACTAGGTTAAATATTTAAAAGGACTGTTATGGGAAATCAACGGGTATTTTATGCCTGTCAAGGGATATGTTATAATGATGTACCTGTAGAGGGTGTTCAGAGCGTGACTTTGAACACTCAGCAGGAAAATATTATCTTAGATCAGTACGGTAGTCTCAAAATACATAAGTATGTACCTAACTATCCTGAAGTTACTATAGGTGTTTCGAGAATTATAAGTAGCGGTATAGGTCTTATATATAGTGGCACGATAGAAGACAATATAAATACTCATAATAATAATTTGTGTTTATTCATTGGTAAAGATACTGAGAGCAAATTAGCTGAATCTCCTGCTAGTGATACTTATAACATACTTTTAAGTGGAGTTAGCATTAATTCTGTGGCTTATAATTTTCCAGCAAATGGTAATTTCACTGAAGATATCGAGCTTAAATGTTATCATAAATATTTTAATCAATGTCTTGTTTCTAATACTGTATTTTCACAGTTACGAAGTAGTGGTCTCGTAAATCGAAGACAACATTTGAGTTCATCCGAGAGTATAATAGCTCAGGGTTTACTACCAGCAGACTCTAATATTACAAACGTTACTATTGATGCTAATTTTGGCATTCAGGACATTAAAGAGTTTGGTATGAACGTTAGCAATCCTAATCAGCAATATAGGTATGCTACCTTACCTATTACTGTAACAACAACTGTAAACGCTGTAATTAATGGTTCTGGTTTAGACTTTTATGATATAGATACCAACTCTAGTGAAGCTACTCATTTATGTAAATTCTCAGGATTAAATAGTGGTATAGTTCCACTTAAATTTATATTGTGTGGTAGTCAAGAATTGAATGTAGGAACAGGCAGTTTAACTAGTGTGTCATATGATGGTGGTGATACTGGTGGTGGAAGTGTAGAAGTTTCACTAACTTTTGAGTCAGCCAACCAGTTTACTCTTAAAAAGATACCATAATGAATCAACAATTTTTACTATACAGACTTATCAATGGTTACTATTATAGTGATTTTCATGGGAAAAAATTTAAGGTAGTCACTCCGACAGCTAAAATTAAATATGAAGCTAATATTTATTTCAATAAAATACAAGATGAGATTAAGTATCACGAGCGTGATGATTGGTTAAGCGAAATAAAACGACAAAAAATATTAAGTCATTTTGGTATTTGGAACAACACAAAACAACAGAGGCTAGAAGAATTAGAAAAAAATCAAGAAGAATTAAAATTGGGTTTATTTTTAGGTTTTAATGTTAAAAAAACTAAAGAATTATTTGAAAAAGAGCTACAGACAAACAGAAGAGAGACCCTTTCTTTATATAACTGTAAAGATACATATAAGGATTTAACTAAAAGCTTTTTTTTACTGAAGTGTAAAAACCACTTTTTACTAAAACATACGGTGTATTTAAGGGGTAGACTATTCTTTCGTAGAAAAGATACAAATCCTTTTGTTTTAGATAATTTTTTAAGTCAATATTCTTATGAAAGAATTTTTGATAAAATACCTAAATTAATAAGGAGTTACGAATGGAGTAATTACTGGACTGCATCTAAGGGTAGACTTATAGGAAACCCCACTAAAGACTTAAATGACGAACAATTATTTGCTATAAATAGTAATTTATCTTTGGATAGTATTAGAAAACATCCTGAGTGTCCTAATAGTTATATTCTAGATAATCCTGATGCTACAGAAGGTTGGGTTATTAGTCAGAGTCGAAAGAGAGAAAGAGACGCTAAATTGCAAAAAGCTGAAAATGCTTTACAGGGCAAAAACAAAGAAGCTGGTGAAGTTTACTTTATGGCTGATAAAGAACAGACATCAAAAGAAATACACGATTTAAACGATCCTGCTAGTAAACAATTTATTAAAGAGATGGAACAATTTGCAGATCAGGAATTAGGTAAAGGTAAAAAGAAAATAGATTGGGTAGACATCCCTGCTGTACAAAAAAGAAAAATGAGAGAAAAAGAGGGCCGTTTATGAGTAATTCTAAAAAAAGACATGATACAAGACATGTATTAAATCAGTTAGAAACTAGATTTAAAACAATTATGATAGGTAGTTTATCAAGAGTAGAGAGCCATTTTGGTTTTTTATGGGGGCATGAAGGCAAAGATAAGCTGACACCTCAACAGGAACAGTGTTTAGATATTTGGGAGGATTTAAGAAATGAAATTTTAAATCATGGAAATTATAATTTAAGAGAAGGTCTATACGAGTTGGAGGATTATTTACACGAAACCGGGGATATAAAAGATAGTTATTCTTACAAATTTAATATTACTGATAAGTAATAAGGAGATATTATGAACAATCATGAGTATACAGTAAACGTTGAAGGTAAAGATACCACATTTAAGGTGTTAAGCCCGTCTTTTAAAAGTCAGAGGGAAGCACAGAAGATTTATAATAAGGCTTTTAGCGACGCTATTAATTCTGGTAGTATTATTAGAGCTAGGTTAGATGATATTCTAATAAAACAAGGTTTATGGGATCAGGATAAAGATAAAAAATTTAGTGAATTACAGACTAAGATTAATAGTGGCGAAAAGACACTAGCTAGCGGTGGTATCACCTTAGATGAAGCTAGAACCGTAGCTGTAGACATGAGAGATTCTAGAGAAGAACTTAGACAGCTCATTGCGGTTAAAAATAATTTAGATAGTAATACTGCTGAAGGACAAGCTGATAACGCTAAATTTAATTACTTAGTATCTGCTTGCGTGGTGTATAAAGAGACTGGCAAGACTTATTTTCAGGGATATGAGGATTACAACAATAGATCTGCTGACATGGTTGGTGTAAAAGCTGCTTATAAATTAGCTAATATGATTTATGGTCTAGAAGATAATTTTGAAGCAACTTTACCAGAAAACAAGTTCTTGAAAGAATATGGGTTTGTAAATGAAGCTCTTGACTTTGTGGATTCGCAAGGTCGAAAAACTGATAGAAATGGTAAGCTCGTAGATATAAATAATAGATTTATTAATACCGAAGGTGAGTATGTCGATGCTGAAGGTAATAGGGTCACTTATGATGGTGATTATGTTAGTGACTTTAAACCATTTTTAGATAGTAAAGGTAAGCCTGTAGTATTAAATCAAGAAGAAGAAGAGAAGACAACAGAAGAAGAACCTAAACCTAAAAAGCCTAGAACTAGGAAAAAGAAAGTTCAAGCTTAAAAATAATCCTCAGAGTAAATAACTATGGCTAATTCTTTTAATCTCACAGCACAGATTAATCTGCAAGGCCCTAAAAACGTTAAACAAGTTGCTTCTCAAATTAAGAAGCAGCTGGGTAATGTCAGTGTAGATGTCAAGTTATCTGTTGCTAAAAATGCTGGTAAAAGTATTGGACAATTGAATAAAAATTTAATTGCTCTTCGGAAAAATGCTATAGCCGCCCAGACATCTCTAGCTCAACTAGGAGCAACGGCTAAAACCGCAACAGGACATTATCGAAAGTTATCAGACGCATCCTCCAAGTTAGCTTCTGTTACAGCTAAGAGCAACACCAGTTTTAAACAAACTAAACAGGACGTTGGCAAAGCTACTACAGCTATAGAGGACTTCGGTAAACAGTCGGCGTTAGCTGTTAAAAGGTTTGCCGCTTTTAGTGTGGTTACTAGTATTGTCAATCAATTTACAGGAGCTATTGCGAATGCTACTGGAGAATTTGTAGAATTTGATAGACAAATGACTAGGATTTCTCAGGTTACAGGAGATACTAAAAAACAACTCAAAGATTTATCTGGTGAAATCACTAGACTGGCAACATCATTTGGTGTGAGTTCTAGTAGTTTAGCAGAGGTTAGCGTTACATTATCTCAGGCTGGTTTATCAGCTACGGAAACTAAAATAGCCTTACAGGCTTTAGCGAAAGCTGATTTAGCTCCAACATTTGATAATCTTAAAAATACAACAGAAGGTGCTATTGCTTCTCTTAGGCAGTTTGGTTTAGCTGCACATGATCTAGAGGGTGCATTAGGAAGTATCAATGCTGTGGCTGGTAGATTTGCTGTAGAATCTAGCGACATTATTACTGCCATCCAGCGTGTTGGTGGTGTGTTTGCATCATCCAGTAGGGGTATCAGTCAAGGGCAAGATGCTCTTAATGAATTTATTGCTTTATTTACTAGTGTTCGAGCTACGACTCGTGAAAGTGCCGAGACTATCGCTACTGGTTTGCGAACTATTTTTACACGTATTCAAAGAGGTAGTACCATCAATTTCTTAAAAGAACTTGGTGTTGAACTACAAGATTTAGAGGGTAACTTTATTGGTCCTTATAAAGCTATTCAAAGATTGAGTGAAGGATTGGCTGGTATAGATCCTAGATCTACAACCTTCAGTAAAATTATTGAAGAGTTGGGTGGTTTCCGTCAGGTTGGTAAAGTTATTCCTTTACTCCAAGAATTTGCTACAGCACAAGAAGCATTAGGCGTTGCTCAACGAGGATCAGGTTCTCTGACCGATGCTGCAACAAAAGCACAGGGAGCATTAGCTGTCCAGTTAACAAAAGTCCGTGAACAATTTTTAGGATTAATTAGAGATATTGGAGAGAGTAAGACTTTTCAATTCCTTACAGGCACAGCATTATCATTTGCTAGTGCATTAATAAAAGTAGTAGGTGCCTTTAAACCTATCATTCCTTTATTAGTAGCTTTAACAGCTAGTAAAGGTTTTGAGTTTTTAAGTCAGTTTGGTAAAGGTTTTAGTGGTGCATTAAAAGGTGTTGGCGGTGCTGCTGGTGCTGTTTCTGGTATTGGCGCTAATATGGGAGACGCAATCGGCGGAGGTAGTAAAGAAGCTGGTAAGCAAAACATGAGTGCTAATACAGCAGCTCTTGTCGCTCTTACAACTGAAGTCAAGAGTTTAACAGCTAAAATGTCTGGTAGTCCTTCTGTGGGAATGGCTAGCGGAGGTAGTGTTCCCGGCAGTGGCAGTGGAGATACTGTACCAGCAATGCTTACTCCGGGTGAATTTGTTATTCGTAAAAGTGCTGTAGAAGCTTTTGGTGCTGGTAACTTGTCTAAAATTAATAAGTATAAACAAGGTGGTGCTGTTCATGGTGTTGATTTAATAAATGCTATAGATGGTGACAGTTTAAGTGTAAATTTTTCTCCAGCAGAAAAGCCTTACAAAACTAGCACTAGACTAAAAGGTGGAGACACTTACGAAACAGACAGCCCTCCTAAATCAAAATCTAAATTCTTAGCAGATGCAGCAACAAAAGTAACTGATAAATGGGCTAAATCGCAAGGAGATAATTTAAAAGACTCTTTCTCTAAAGCAAATCAATATGATGGTTTCGGTAGACCTATGTTTGATGCTCCAGATTTACTTAATTTATTAAGAAAGGGAGTAGATTATAGAGGCCAAAACGCATCGTTATTAACTGGTAGATTTGAGAAAAAAGCTAAAGGTGGAGGTATTTCTGGTTCTGATACTGTACCCGCTATGCTTACTCCCGGTGAGTTTGTAGTCAATAAGACATCGGCTCAATCGTTTGGGTATGGCAATCTTAAAAAGATTAATGGATATAATAAGGGTGGTCCTGTAGGTGGTGTGCAGCATTTTGAAAATGGTGGTAATGTTGCAACAGCTCCCGTTGCTGGCGGTGGTCTTGTTGGCGAAGCAGAAGCGGCTGAAGCATTAGACGCGTTGGCTGAAGCGGCTGAAGAGAACGCAAAGAAACAGAAAAAAATTGGCTCTCAACTAGCACAAACTTTTGATAAAACAAAAAAGAAAATACTTGCTTTTGGAGAGAGTGTGGATGAGAAATTTTCAGCTTTTGGTGGTGTTACTACTGCTGCTGGTATGGGTTTGACTCTTTTTGCTGGCAAGTTATCTGAAATGGGCACTGCCTTTGAAGGTCTGTCAGGCACTGCTGCCGAAACTTCTACTGCTTTTCAAGCAGCAACTAAAGGTTTAGCAGGCGCCGGTAGCGGCCTTCAATCTGGATCCTTGGCTGGACAAATGATAGGCGGTAAAAAAGGAAGAAAAATTGGAGCTGTGGGTGGAGCTGCTATTGGTGGAGCTAAAGGTATATTGGACGGCATAGTTGCAGCAGAAAAAGCTAGAGCCCAAAAGGCATTATTATCAGCAGAACAAGATTTAAAATTTGCTGAAGAAAATTTTAGTGCTGCTCAGGGGATTAAAGAGAGATTACAAACTTTCGATGAATTAAAGACAGCTCTTGTTAGTGTAGGAACTGCTCAAGAAGATGCAGCAGCAGCTGCGAATAGTTTTGCATCAAAAGGAGCCTCAGCTGCCAGTACGTTCTTAACGATAATATCTAGTCTTGCCACTTTAGCCATGTTCACCAAAGGCGGACGCCGTGCTGGAAGGTCAAGGTCGAAGTCTAAAGGAGGTAGTGTTGTTTATGCTAGTGAGGGTCAATTAATTGACTTTCAAGAAAAAGGCACTGATACTGTTCCTACGATGTTAACTCCCGGTGAGTTTGTTGTAAATGCAAGATCAACTAAAGATAATTTAAATGTATTAAAAGCTATTAATAAAAATAAGGGAGGTATAACACCACAATATTTAGCTGGTGGTGGTAGGGCTGGTGGTGAAGGTATTGCTGGAGATTTTGTTGATGTTATTCAAATGGAATCTGAGAGTCAGGCTCTTAATATAAGTGCTGAAATTGCAGCATCAATGGCTACCGGAGCTATACCATATGTTGGAGCAGCTAAAGACTTTGCTAGTGCTGCGGCTAATATATACGAAGGCAAATGGCTAGACGCTATTGTTGATGTTGGTTTTGGTTTGTTCGATGCTGCTACAGATACCCTTCAAGCTGCTGGTGATCTTAGTGTAGCTGGTGCTGCTCCTGCTACTGCTTTGGGTATGGCAGAACAAGTTGCAACTGATCAAGCTCAAAAAGCTGCGAAGAAAAGTTTAAAAACTTTAATTCCTAGAATGAGTAAAGCTGTTACTGATGCTTTTGGAAGTGTTAAGAAAAGTATAACGGGTTTTCTTTTTGGAGCAGGTACTAAAGCAACAAAAGCTGCAGGTAAAGAAGGGACAGAAAAAGCTACTAAAGACGTAGTTAAAAACACTACTCTTTTATCTAAAAGTTATGCATTTGCCAAAAAAAATGTTGTAGGACTTGGTGCGGGTCTTGTAGCAGCTACAGCAAGTGTATGGAATTGGGTTACCGGAAATAAAGAAGCTCAAATAGCTCAAGCAGAAGCTTCCAAGCAAGCTGCTCTTAAAGTAACTGAATTAGCTAAAGCTATAGGCAATAGGCTTCCTGATATTCAAGCTGCTGGGAGCGCCGAGCAAAGAGAAGGTCTTAAAGATTTTGATCTTGCAAAAGTAAGAACTTTACTCGAAGGAGATAGAGCCACAGCTAATAAACAATTTGCTAAGTTAGACGATGCCAGTACTAGCCTATTAAGAGCAGCGTCTATACAATACGCAAGAGAGCGAGGAGACACGAGATCTGAAGAAGATATTGGTAAGAGCTTTGAACAGGATATGATGAGAGGATTTTTGGCGGATCGTGGATTCACTGGTGCAGAGGCTGAGAAGAAGATGAAAGGCGGGTTTGAAGATGACCCGCAAATGAAAAAAGCTTTTGACAATTATGTAGCATCACAGAACAGGACAGCGGCTTCGTTAGCAATGACTGCTATTAATGCGGATGTGTTAGCACAAGCTACAAAAACATTAGGATATATAGCTTTAAAAACCAGCTCAAATATTAAAAAATTGACTAATGATATGAATCAGGTTGTTGCTGAATCTGATTCAAGATTAAGCTCAATTGCAGGACGAGCTGATGCCACAACATCTATGAGAGACATAGATAGCGAAAGACTAAGCAATAGACAAGGATTTACTTCTGAAGAGTTTAAAAGTAGTTTAAATAGTGTTGTGAATGCTGGCGGAGGAGGCTCGGAGTTAGAAACTGCTGCGGGATTATTAGAACTCAAGAGAGCTCAAGAAGAAGTAACTGCTAAATTGCCTAAAGAAGCTAGTGGTCAATTTAGAGCAGAGCAATTTGAAAAAGCATTTAAGGATATTGGTAAAGACTTAGGACCAGAGTTTCAGAAGATTAAGGACACTCTTGTTACACAGGCTGCTACAAGCGACGATCCTGAAGCAATGAAAGCGTTTAATGACAAAGTTGCAGTAGCTCAAAAATTATTTACAGAGATTGCTCAAATAAAATTTGACGCATTGAAAAAATTAAATGTTCAAGCAAACAAACTGTCTGCTGCGTTACAGAGAGTTACTCAGTTACAGTTGCAAGGTGCTGCTAATTTTGCTAATGATACGAATAGAATTTCAGAAGCTGGAGGCAACAGACTAAGTGTAGCAGAAAGACGAGCCCCAGCAGATGCACAATTAGAGGTCTTCAAAAAACGTACAAATGCAGGAGGTACGTCTGTTGATGCTTTTGAAAGCCGAATGAACACTTTAACAGCAGAAAGAAAAGAAGTTGAACAAAGACAAATAGATGCAACGGCTATGCCAACAGACACAGCAGATCAACGTGAAAGCAGGGCCAAAGAGTTAGAAGAAACAGGCAAAGCAATGGGTAGACTTAATGCTCAATCTGATACTACCAGACAGGCTTTAGAATTTTTAGCAAATGATACTACAGCATTAGATGCAGCTATGAATTCTTTGGCAGAAAGAACAAGACAATTAGAAGCGCAGCAGAATAGCTATATGAGCGCATTAACAGACCCTGAACAATTAGGTAAAAGTTTAGCTAACTTTGCTGCTGTTGCAGCAGGACAGGGTGATAGAAAGCAAGTAGGACAGGCTTTACAGTTTGTAGAAAGTCAAAGAGCATCATTAGGAGAAGAAGAATACCAAAGAAGAAGGAAGGAGGTTTTGGATGGAGGTCAACAATCTGGGGCTATTAGTGCAGCGGAGGCTGCTAACTTGTCGAAGTCACAGAATAGAGAAGAGGATGGAGAGTATCAGACTAGAAAACAGCTTGCGATGGATGAAGCTAACATTAGACAACAAGCAAATGAAGCTCTCCAAAGAATGGAACAGCAGGGTGTTAAGTCGGTCGAAGAAAGTATGGCTAAACTTGCTCGAATTATTAATGAAGAATTAATATCAGCAATTAGAACAGCAGTATTAACAGCTAATGAAACTATTGAGCAAGAAAAAGTATCTAGAGATCCCGGTCGTACATATGATATAAAAACACAAAAACCAATAATGGCTCCTGTACCATTAGACAACCCCTTAATGAATCCTAATGCTACTACGGAACAGCTAGGTAGAGAACTACTTGGAGTTGACATGAGCGTGAATCCCAACCCTCCAGTCGGTGCTCCTACTGGTGGCGGTGGTGCTGGTGCTGGTGGTGCTGGTGGAGGTGGTGCGGCTTCTTCCTCAGTCACTATAGACTCATCGTCTTTGCCTGATTCTTTAAGTTTAGATACAAATGTAAATGTAGTTGCTTCCATACCAAATTATGAAGCCCTGCAATCACAAATTGTTTCAGCTAGTGTTTCTCAAGTCAGTCAGTTAATTAATAAGGCAACGAATGGTGGCATTCAGCTTAAAGTTGAGTCTGCTGTAGATGATCAAATGGGTGCATTCCTCGACGGGAGTCCAATAGCATAGGAATAAATTATGAAATTCAACAATATTAATACACAAAATTTTCAATCTCAAGCAGTACCAGAAGCTTCTGAGATTAAAGTTAATAATGTGTCCTTAGAACCTATTCCTTTCGTTACCTTAACTAAGAATGAGTTTAAGTCTGGACCTTATACTATAGGCGGTAGTATAGAAGTAGATTTAGAAGGTTTTATTTATGGTTCTAATTTTAGTCAAACTGCTACTGGTATAGCTAATTTAGAGTCTATTAGAGATGCTAGTACTAAAAATGGTTATATTAATAATATTAATATTAAATGTGGTGATACAAATATTTTACAGGATGGTGTCGGTGTATTAAATGGTTTAAGTTTTGATCAAGGTCCGCAAAGGAATTGGATGAATGTTATACCTTATAGTATGAAATTAACTATTTATGAAACTGGATCGATCCCCGGACCAGCAATTGCTCCTAATAGTGGTTTAGCATCAAAATTTAATTTATGGGAGAATGAGGCAGATTCAAATACAACAGCCAGAGGAATTAGTAACATTCAGGAAACATTTAGTTATGACTTTGATAGTTCGTTATATTTTGAGCCTTATGCTGATAGTGTTAGTACTGTAGGTGGTAAACATCTTAAAATTAATTTTACTTTAAGTGTAGAAGGAGCTACATCACTGAATTCATTTAATGGTTTGTATGGTGTTAAAGGATTGAATCATGTTTTAGAACAGAGACTTAAGCACTATTTAGGTTCTGATTTTAGAAGTGAGGTATTATTTAGTAATTTTTCTTTACCTGCCTCATATCAAACCAAACCTTTTCTTCAAAAATTAGGCTATAATATAGATGAAATGGGTAATAAAGCTGGTATACAAGGTGAATTAATATTCTTGCCATCCTCCAATGACAACAAATGTTTATTAACAATGTCTGTCGATCATTCTAATAGTTTAGATTCTGCTGAAAAAACTATAACCATTAACGGTAAGGCTATAGGATTAAATAATAATGAAGGTTTAATTGATGAATCCAATATAACTGCAGGTGTTGTAGATGGTGATGGGCTATTAGATCGTATTATAACTAGTTCTAATTCACAATGTATAGATAACGCAGAGACTGCTATAGAAAAATTATTTAATACTGATAAGATACAGGATAATGCATTTTTTACAAACATAAAAAACCAAGCCTTTATGGATACAAGTAGTAATCATGCGGGTGGCACTGCTGAAGGGGTTGGTATTGGTAAACCGGGACATCTACAGGCAGGTAGTCTACTTAGTGAGCCCGCTGCGTCTGCAATAGGCACAGAAAATAATGACTATATGTTAGTATCTAAAAGTTTAAAAAGAGATTATAGTAATAATTCAATTGACTTTAGTGTTAAATATTCTAATAAAAGATTTAGAATAGCTGGTGCTTTATGGGCAGAGATAAGTGTTGACCATGAGAAACCTGCTACTAAAATTATAGAACATGTGATTCCCGGTAGGAAATATCCTATTGTTCAGGATATAGATTGTACAAATTTAGAAAGTTATAGCATTAGTTGCACAGCACAAAAAGAACCGCAACAGGATGCTTATGACTCAATCTCTACTGGAGCAGATACTGCTATAGAAAAGATGGCAATAAGAGTTGGTTGTAGTACTTGGGCAAAAGTATCAGATACTTGTAATTACGGCAATGGTGGGTCATACAGAAGGACGGTTAAGTACACGAGACATTTTTTAGAATCATAGGACATGTATTATGAACGTAGATTATTCGATTACAGATAATTGTAGAGAAGTGCTTTTATATGAGCCAACAGAATGTTTGAAACTCTATAACTGCTTAAATATTAAAGATTTTAATGAAGAAGTAAAAACCGTGCAATTTCTTCATAATGCCAATCCATCTAAAAGTTTTAAGGCAAAGATAGTTAGAACTAATGATAATCAGATATTTTTTGGTCCAGCCTTTCAAGACATAGATAATATCTCTCAATGGACCGTTCAAGTCAATGATGTTTCATATGAAATAAATGAAGATAATTTTATTAGTATTGGCTCTTTATTACTACCAGATGTGATGAAGTCGACTATTCTGTATAAATATAAAAAATTTAGAATAATTAATCAAGATAATGATGTACATACGTTCTTGAGTTTTGATGCAGATTTTGTCAATAGTAAAAATACTCAATCTTATGGGATTCCTTGCATAGAGATTGCATTTTCTGGCAATGAAGAATTATCTAATTTTATTAGTGAAAATGATAACTTATACATACAAGTCTTGGATAATCCCCGAAAGGCTTTAGATGTTAGATTATTCATATATGTCGGTGGAGGATACCCATTTGATGTAGAGGGGAATGCAAGATACAAACTAATATTAGAGAATTTAGTGTATAATACTGTAGAGGAAAAAATGATTAGTCGTTTCGGTCATGAAGAGAGACTATCAAAAAGTAAATACCGGTTTTGGTTAGAGGATAGGAATGGTGCAACTATTGAAACGGTTAATGGATTAGATTTTTTTGAAGGTAAAATATCTATAGATACTACATCACTTCAAAGTTCTATAACATTTGAAGCTAGTAGTATTAGCAAAAAAGCCCCACCAGCATTGAACCAAGCATTTAAAGTTTTTTATTAGGAATTAAATAATTATGGCATTATCTAGAATAACTTTTGAAGGATGTGAAGTTGTAAGCGCTAGTTTTAGTATAGGTATAGGTAAATCAAATACATCTGTTAATCTTCAGTTGGTAGAAACTATAGTTGCTGGTCAGAATCCATCAAGTTTTGTCGGATATACTGGGGAATTAGGCAAGATATATAGCATTACAGTAGATAACGTTTTTTTTATTGGCTTATTAACAAATCATTCTATAAAAGTAGGTGCTTCTGGTAGGTCTATTTCCGTTACCCTGACAGATGGTAGAGATACGTTAGAAAATATACAGATTATAACAGGACGTCAATATGGCGTAGATGGTATTTATCTTAGCTGTGATTCTGGGCAAAATATTTTAAGTGCTTTACGAAGTTTGGAACCCGGATCTTCAAGTCAATTTTTAACAGCTTCTAATTGTGGTGGCTACAGTACAGAGAAATGTTCTTCTACTGCTGGTTTTGGAGCTTCTTACAGAGATAAACATGGTATACCATCTCGTAATGTCATAGCTCTGTTTGTGACAGCTCCGCAAGTAATAAAACTACCATTGTCTAATCAAACAATCAGAATTGATTTAAGCAATCTTCAAAGTGCATTAACCTCTACAGTTAAAGGTTTCTATAGCATTATAGATTCTAATTCTCTTAGTATCATGGAGTTAATTCAAAGTGTTTGCGATGATATTGCAGCAGACTTTAATATTAGATTAACAGCTGGTACTGTTGGAATTTCAGATTTTAATATAGTTGTAGACGTAATAAACAGACAACAAGTCCCTACAGCTTTTGCTTTAAGAGATTATGTCAATGACAATTTTGCAAATTTTAATCTTACTAAAGAACTTGATTATGGACAAGAATCCACCAATGTCACAACAAGAAAAGTGGTCATGGGTGATAATTATAGATATTTTTTACAGATACATGATTACAATAGGGGGAATATCTGTTTTCGTTCTCATGTGCAATCAGGCCCTTTCCTAAATGACTGGGATAGTGGTTTTGGTAATAATGCTATTTCTATTACTCCCGATGTTACTCCTGACGATATAATAACTATTGTAGATCATGAAGAACATAGAGTAGACGCTACTCCAGACATTTATTTAGATACCGTAGGAAAAGACAATGATCTAGATGGTCTGAGTTTTAAGGCTCAAGATGTTTATCAGGGTGAAACTGGTGGAGATAATGGCACACAAACTTCTAATGTAGACTTGGTGAGATTAGATAGAAATATTAATAATCAGGGTAATGATCCCGGACCAGATTTGCAACCCAATGACTGCCTGCTACCTAATAGACATCGTATTTTCCAAATTCTTGGAGAAGATACGATACAAATTCCCAACGAAAACAATGTTAGGTTCCCACCTGTTCAAAAAATACATCTCACAAGATATGGATCTGAAGAGAACGTAAATGGTTTTGATATTGACTGGAAGCCGAATGCTAAAGTTTTATTGCAAGGATTACAGCTTACTAGTGAGCCACTTGACGATCAAGCAGGTCGATATAAGCTGTATGCCGAGGACTTATTTGCAATTTGGAAGCCAAGACTTACTCTAGAAGAACTTTTAGCTTCTAGTAATTATGATACTTATACGAAATGGATAGCTAATCATAAGAATAGTGTTGGATATTTTTGTGCAATCATTCTTATAGATGGCTGGGAGAACATGTCCGATAAGATTGTCATGGGCTTGATGGATACTTTTCAAAAAGGTGAGACCTTAGATCCCGGAGCCTACCCATGCATTACTAAAAGAAATAAAAAACAATTGGAATTAGTGCAAATGCACGTTAAAAAAATATATGATGATTATTATGGTAAAGAGTTTGCTGTTCTCTTAGATAGACAGCTCTTAAGTCATCTTAGAGATGCTGGCATAAGCAGTAATCTTAATAGTCATGACGTTTGTTTTAATAGTAGTTATAATACGACTTTGGCTCAGTCTATAGTTGACAACCAGTTTCCTGTTGTGCCTAGCACTAAATTAATTCCTCCTAACAGTCCAGTATCAGATTTAAATGAAGGTTATATATATGGTTACAGAATTAGTGGAGATGAAAATAATTTTGATACTAGCGACACTCCAACAAATGGAGGTTGGGCTTCTGGCCCTAGTCAAACTGGAGTGATGGGTATTCCGTGGAGAACTTTAAATAAATTTCAAAATACAGACGGAACAATAGCAGGTTTTGTTAATTTAGGACCGGCTAAAGTACAGTGTGCTCAACTAGGTCATCTGTGGGGTAAGTATAAACCTGAACTATCCAACTTAAATCATGATCAGTTTCTGTTTCACCCCGGAGATCAGGAGGCTCCCAATATGAGAGCTGACAATTGTATTGGACCTCCACTAGAAGAAGTCACAGCCGTTAATCCGAGAACACCGACAGACCATGACGATGTAGCGTTTAATGTTATAGGTGATCCTTTTGATGATATATTTGTCAAAGCGCAGTTTCATCCTGAAATGATATTTGCTCGATTAGATGATGCGTCAATATTGGATTATGAAAGTGGTGGAGATGCTGTTTTAGTAAGATTCAGTATTCCTAAAGTTGATTTAACTCAAGAAGCGATTGTTGTTAACAATGAGGACTTTAATCCTGCAGAAGTGTTTCATAATATGGAGCTGTTTCTTACGGGTACCACAGTAACCCTTAAAGATAAAGATCAAGACCCCCGGAAGAAGCCTGTTGGGGACAAAGATATTGATAGTAAGAATCCCGACGCTGTTGATGCGGAAGAAGTCGATGATGATAAAAATAAAAAAACAGATGGGGCTATTTCTAGTGCGGAAACTATCAAGTATAGCGACTTTAATCCTCTGTCTTGTGTTCCATGTGAAGTGTGTATACCTTTTTTAAGTAACACTCAGGTTTATGGTCCTTTTAGTGTTACAGCAGATACTGATGGTGGCACTGAAATCGTAGAGACAGATTTAGCTCCTTGGCAGTTTGTTTCTAACTTACAGGCTCCTAATATTGTGCCAATTAGCTGGACAAACGGTATGGTGCGGGCTGGGCAAAATATTGCTATAGATGGTGTAAACTCTAGGGTCTTTCAGGAAAAAGCAAGTGTTTCAATGGTTGGTACTCCAACTTTTGATCTATCAAGTGATTCTGCTGTTGTAGCCGATAGTTTTGGTAACTTTGGAGCCATAATAGATAGTCTTAATATCAGTTATGGTAGTAATGGGGCTAGTACTGATGTATCTTTTTCTTCATATACAAGGAAATTTGGTCAAACAGAAGAATACGTGAGAGAATCTGTTCAGTCATTAGTTAAAGAAAGAAGACAAACATTAAAAAAAATAACCAGTGATCAAGATAAAAAAAGTGATATTAGTTTTAAAAACAGCCTTAAAATACCTAAAGCAAAAGTAGCTAAGAAAAAAGGAGGATCTTCTGATGGTAGTCCGGGAATGGCGGATGATGGCAGTCCTTCAGATGGTGGGGTATCTACTAAGGCTGGAACCCCTACAGCTAGATTTAACAATAGTGCTGAAGATGGTAACAGAGGTGGCGGAGCTGAAACAGTTGTGTCTCATTACGGATTGCAACGTGGAAAAGCAGATAAAAATAGTGATGAGGGCAGTGATGTTGTAACGGATCTAAAAGTTACCGAGATTTCTACAAAAGTAGACGACGCTCCTTTAAGTATAACTAAAAAACCCACAGCTTCAGATGAAGGTAATATAGTTAAAAGAGTAGTAAGAACACAGATTAGTAATGCTTACAGTCAAGACTATAATCAACAATATTATAGGAATATGGCTATGACTAGTTTGGACGCACATTTTTTACCAGTTTCTATTAGTGGTGGTTTTGGAGGTAAGGATGAAGGCAATCTACAGAGCTTTGTTAATACTTTAAGTAGTTGTGTTAGTGGAATGAGAAATAGACCATACTCATCTATTCCTCCTTTAAAAATAACTTCTATAGAAGTAACTGATTCTGAAGGAAATACAAATGATACATTTTTTGATTTACAAATATGCTCAAATTATCTTAATCCATATATGACTAAAAAAGTTATGGATGATAGATTAGATGATAGAACTAATGAATCTGCTGTTGGGTTTAATGTTGGTAAAATTGCTGTAGATAAAGATCCTCAATATTTTACTAGGATAGATAAAGTTGTTAAAAGAAAGGATACCTCAATTGTCGTTGAAGACATATATGAAGAAGATGGTGTAACACCGACTGCTAATGTTGAAGTAGAATTTGATAGACAAGAGCAACAAGACTTTAGATTTAATGCCATCAGAGGCCCTTTAGTTTTACAAGGTTGGGGTTATGATACTGACGGTAAGCCTATCCCTAATGATAATGACTCTGCTAAAAATTGCGAGAAGGGTAAATTTAGAGATACTGGATTAAAAGATAAGTTTTTGAAAAACTGGCTATCTAACCCTAAGACTTGGCCTGTTGCCCCCATAGATTTAAGATTTGATAGAAACAGAGGAGTATGGGTTGCTCCTACACACAGCAAAGTTTTATTAGCTCGTATGAAGGAAAATTTAACTCCTAATAGCCAAGCTGAGGCTGAGTTGTTTAATGGTTCTGCTGGAAACACTGATGATAAAGTTGCATATTACAAAGACACCAATCTTTGGGGTCCTGATGGAGAGGATATTCGACAAGATGTTCGTAATGCTACTGTCATTGTCTATGATTATTTGGGAATGACAGTATCGAAAGGCGCTTTTGCGTATTTATATTATGATGATGGTAAGTATATAGTGATTAATCAAAAGAGTGCTGGTGGTGGAGGTGGTGCTGTGATTCCAGCAAGGACTATAAGTGGAGCTGGTACAGGTGGCACATTTACTGCAGAAGTTGTAGATGCTGGTGGTAACTTTGAGCTTACCGATGATAGAGATAATGAGGTTGTGGTTACCGATTATCTTAACATTATACCTTATTCCATACCTCAAGATACCCCTATAACTATTGCCGACATCGGAGAAAGCAATTCGTGTGTTGTTAGTGTTGGTGTTCCAAAGGGTGCTGTTGGTTTCAATAGTAGTGTTGGAGGTTTACTGTTTGACGCATTGCCTTTAGCTAGTCAAGTTCCAACTTATTTTATAGGTATGAATGGATCTAATTTAGTGAAATATGCTGGTGTAGCTACTTGTGATGAGGTCATAAGTTAAGAACAAAAAAGACGAGAAAAAAGGATTTAAATATGAGAGTTAATTTTGGGAGCATAGAGCCCAAGGAAATTCAAGTTATATTAAAAAAAATTAGAGATGATGATAATCTCAATACTTCTAAGACAGCTAGAGATTTAGTTACTAGATTACTAGCTCCGTACGAACCAATTGATCTAGTCCAAGTATTAGAAGATGGTTCTGTTATTATGCCTAGAGAAAAACCAATTAGTGAGTATGATGCTAATTTAGGATTAAAATATATTGAAAAATATTGTGGATATTTATTACATAAATTTTTTACTATTGACGGTTCTCAAGGACCTCCCCCATATACAGGAGTAGCACCAGAACAGGTAGAGTCTTTAGGTAAAAGTAGAGCTGTTAGATCAGGTTTAATTGACAATTTTGCAATACAACCTCCCACAGAAGCTTTTGGATGCCCAGCAGATGATAATGTAAGATCTATCACTTCAGAAAATTTTCGAATTTTGGATATCGGATCCAGTCTAACTGAATTACCTTTTCCAAAAATTGATAGACTAATTGTGTCGGAAGAAACTGCAGGGTTAAATGCTGCCCCAGCAGGATTTTTGACTGCTGAACTTGAAAATCCATCAGGATCATACCATACTTATACGCATCCTGATCTTAAAATTAATAATGTACCTGTAGAGTTTATTGATCAGCCTGTTGACGAAATAAATATTAAGTTTGATGCACCCTTATTAAGTGTTATTACAGGAACTCGTGATGATGGTTCTGAAAACGGTGTGTCTTTATATAGAGATCATCCATTTCAAGGAATTGAAAATATTTCTTTAGGTCATGTTGTTTTTGCTGCGATGAATCAATTTGGTCGTAGAACTTGGGATACAATCAGATCTCCATTTGGAAATCCTGCTGATCCGGATAATCCTTTTTTTCAAACTATTAGAATCCCTCTTGATGAGCAAGGGTTTATTACAGACCCTAATTCTCGACAATATTACATGTTTGGTGGTGGTAGATCTGGGCATAATGATGTTAAATTTAATATAGGAGTGCCTTCATTAGAACTAGCTGATGATGGTAGATCAGCTAAAGTTAAATTTATTGATGATATAGACCCCTTTACACAAAGCGCTAAATTCCCGGGTACTTATGGGATGTATCTGAGTAATCGCTTTTTTATTGAAGATACTTCTTTCGACGAACTAAGCGCAAACACTGTATACTATCCGGGAGATAAAGGCACTCATTTGTTGTATCAGAAGCAAAGACCAGATACCGATGGTATTCTTCATGGAGGAGTATCTTTAAGTTCTGGAGTTACTCTTACAGCATCGAATATTATTACTTGGGATATTGCTAGTCATACTGATATTCATATGAATATGTATTATGTTCATGAAAGAGTAGCAGATCAAGGTTTTGTTAGACAAGAAGATGCTGAAAGACCTTATGTTAGTACTGGAGGTCCTAATTATGCGGTTGGTGGCCGGGGCAAACGTGACACTATTTTTAGTTCTCTCTTTAGTAGTGAAGGTGGTGTTGGTACGTATAGATATCATCATTGTTATAATCCTCGCGGCGGTGGACCAACCAACGATTTCAAAAACCAGACTAACCAGCATAGGAAATATATAGTAGAAATAGCTAATTTTGGAGACAACCCAAATGCAGGTCATGCTAGCTTTAATTTAGAGATTACAGCAGGGGTGGGTAAAATCATTGATGTTACAAATTTAACAGATCTTTCTGTGACCAATGGTTCTACTCATATGACTACTGGATTTCAATCTGGAAGAGGAGACTTTGTTCGGAGAGCCTTGCATCCTGCTCAAGTTAAACAGGCGGGGTTAGGCAATTGTTTTCAATCTCATCTGACTGTAGGAGAGAATTTTATTCAGCCACTTAATCACCTACATTGCATTGAAGATATTAGTATGTGTTATTTCGGTATGCCTATTCATGGTCCTTTTGTTCCTGACAACGCTACTGTGGGAGAAGCAATCCCATATACCCCTTGGAACTACCCTAACTCTTTAGAGTCGTATCACAGTCAAGGTGTGGCAGTTCCGGGATTTATTATATTTAGAGTTTATCAGGAAGATAACCCAGCAACTCCAGAAGATGAAAGTCTGTTTCACTGGGGTCCAAATAATTTTTATCTGTATTTACACGGCAATCCTGACGAGCCGGGAAGAGGCGACCTCACCGGTAAACCAATTAACACTATCACGATACCATACTACGATAACATATTCTTTACTGATATACTTGGCATTAGAGGTGGCGATGGTTTCATTAGAGTGAGCGACAGTCAAGTAAGGTTGGATTGTGTTTTGCGTTCTAGTCGTCCTCTTTGGACAGATTCAAAAATAATTGTAATAGCATTCGCTAGACCTGAAACAAACAACTATAAAGATAGTACTAGACCTGTAAGTGGCCCATTGGATATTCCTAGATATACGCCAGTAATGGATCCTACTCAATCAGGAGGTGTCAGAATCATAGATCATGATGTCACTCCTTTTTATAAGAAATATACTGACTCACAGATTGAACTTTTAAAAAACTTTTATGGTAGTATTATAGGCTTTTTTGACGCTAGTGACTCTCCTTACGGAGACATGACAGAACAATATATGAGAGAGTGCTTGCTGCCTGATTATGGCGGTTGGGACTTTGACTTTTGTGATAGGCTTTTTAACAGCGCTCGCGTAATACCAAATGTTAGAATGCATCAACAATGTAGTATAGATAATTTTGCATATATGAATGGAATCAAAGTTGATAGGTTCTTTCCTGAGTGGATAATAGAGGCTGGTCTTGGAGGAACAGCTGGTGATATTTGGTATATAGCTAGACCTGCACACAGACCTGATTATATTACACGAACAGGAGCAGACAACCCTCTTACTAACTTGTACGGAATTTATCATAAGACCAATAATAGAACTTTTTATAGACACGATGGAGCTGTGCCAGAAAGTCCATTTAATCCTATGATGAGAGATTGGCCTTACGATACAAGGGCTTATAAAAAAGTTTTAAGGGACGACAAATTGTATATTCCTAAACTTTTTGAAGAAATCCCTCAAGGTGAGGTTAGAGTCAGTATTGTATTTGCAACGACAAGCCCCATTCCATTGGATCCTTATGATAATCCTGTAATATCTTTTTTTGTAACAATAACCAATAAGGCTGAACAAATTCTCAAAAACTGGAGTGCTAAATTTACTGTGGAGGGTGAGATAGAGGATGAGGATCAAGATATAACAAATGCTCGGGTAGTGAGTAAAGTATTATCACCCTCAAGCCCCGGTGTAGTCGAATATACTGTAGATGGAGAAGGAAGCACTACCCAAATCTTACCTAAAGAAAGTCTCACCTTTTATGTTACATATAGACAAAATGATACGGTGTTTAGAGATGTAACGGAGGACCCGTTTGATAGTAGTATTAACGTGAATGCAGAGGATGTAGAGGGTACTTATGATGGTGAAGCGATTATTCTGCCCAAATTGTTCAGCGAGGATCAAACACATCCTTTTGGCACAGACCCTACAGCTAATCAAACTTATAAGGGACAAGGAGGTAGTAGTTTTCAAAACTTCTTACCAGATGATAGAATAAACAACAGTTATCCGTTTAATTATCCTTATTATGATGCTTGTACAGGTTACTATAAAGCCCCTGCAGGTTATGCTCAATTATTAGTTACTGTTGAGGGGGATATGGAGGTGATTGTTGACCCACCAGATTTAACAGAACAAGAGAGATTACAACGGAGATGTAGACCTGCTGTGCAACTTCGTCGAGGGGAGGCTGCAACTATAGCACCTTCGGCTAATCTTTTCTTAAATAATGTACATATTAATAAAATCAGACCTACAGGACTTAGTCCTAAAGATTCTAAGGTTCCGCAAGGTACGATTACTCTGGAGCATGGGCCTTCAGATACTTGTTATCGTTATGAGAGCACGCAGGAAAATGGGGGACAGCTATCGAATACGAGATTAGATGATGGTTTACCAAGAGTTTTAGGTAAAAACGGTTTATTAATTAGCACAAAGATGAAAGATATTGTACCTGACGGTGTTTTTCAGGGTGGTGTTAATCCTTGTTATGGTGGTATTCTACAAGGAGAAAGAAATTTTGTAAGAACAGATAGCGTAAACACTTTAGGGTGGAGAGTAGATCTTGAGACTGGTGAGTATCTTCCAACTGCTAGGGATATCCCTAGTGATTATGATAAATATAGTCCCGGCCCGTTTTGCACACCTCAAGGCATGGGGATGCCATATCAAGACCTACCTGTTGGATGGACCTTGAGACAAACCGATATATGTAGTGATGATGATCCATACTATTGTTGTGAAAATTGTAGATGTACTATGTTTTCAAATTCTGTTGGGCAAACTAGTTTTACAAAACTAGGCATAGTGTATGACAACTTCGGAATAGATCTTATGAATCAAGGTTTTGCTGATCCATATGACACTGCTCTAACAGCCATTGTAAACGTATCAGCAACCAAGCCCGATATGGGTTGTAATCTTAATACTATAACTGGACCCAAGTGGTATGAATCCAATAATGCAATGTTTCCGTTAGATGGAGGTCCGGGTAGTATAGATCCAAATTCTATAGCAGGATTTTTCCTGTACGAACCACTATTCAAGATTGGGCCCCTGATAGGAAAGCATTCATGTTGTGCTGCTCCTAAAAGCGATCTTTGCCCTACGTTTACTATCGAAATAGGTGCGGCAGGTGGATGTTGCGAGGGAAGTACCGACGAGGGTGGGAATGGAATCCTAGTAGTGATTGAAGGAGGCTGTAAGAAATCTACTGGATATGGGGGTGACTTTGAGCTTACTGCAACCTGTTCGGTTCAATGTCATAACGCTCATGTTGGAATGACTGCAGGTAGAGATCTAGATGAATTCCCTTTCCCTGAAACTCTTATTGATGAAGTATACCCCAGTAATGATGCCAACATCAACCAAGCTGACGTATTTGTTCTTAATCCACCTTCACCCTATGGTGATGGTGACAATCCTTTTGGAACCCCGGCAGAAGAGTGGTGGCCGGACTATTATGCACTGGAAAGACAGTGGTTAAACAGTTGTGGCTGTACTTCTAGTTTTACTAGCCCTCCCATAGAGCTGCCCTGCCCAAAAAACGGTGAAACAACTCCTATTACATTAGCTTTTAGTGGTGACGGAGGATCCGTAGTTGTAACTTGGGATTGGGAGGGATTGTTTTTTCAGCCAGACAGCATGGTTAGAAACTTCAAAAACTGTCTTGCTAGAGGTTACTGTGATGAGAATGGTATAAGCACTCAGGCGGGTTGTGATTGGAATACTGTTTTATGTCCTGTCGGATCGCAAGCCTTCCAAGACTGTGATAGAGATGTAGGTTCTGGTAGAGTATGTTCTCGTGATACTTTTGACGGAAAATTCCCTCCTAATGTGGGTGGTAGCAATTCACTTGCTGATGGTGTTGGTGGAGGTTTTCCTATCAGAAAAGCATGTAGAGGTACCTGTTGGAATCCAACACCACAAGGTTATATAGATGATCCGAGTAATTATGTAGATTAATACAAAGGAGTATAAATTATGAAAGAATATAATGAAGCATATTATTTTTTAAAAGAAATGCAAGGAAAAGGTATAGAGATTAATTTTAATCCAGTAGGCAATGTTCTAGGGGTAATGTCTTCAAAAATAAATCATGATGAAATTAACAGAATGCAAGAACTTAGACAAGATATAATAATTCTATTAAAAGATGATCCCAGACAATTTGCCCTTGCTAGTCCAGCTGATGGTCCCGGGACTGAATTAAAAAAGCTTTTAAAAAAATTTGGTATACATTCTCAAGCTAATTGTAGCTGTAATAAAAGAGCTGATACTATGGATGAAAACGGAAATGAATGGGTAGAAGAGAACATAGATACTGTAGTAGGATGGCTACAACAAGAAGCTAGAAAAAGAAGGCTGCCGTTTTTAAAGACAGCCGGTAAAATTTTAGTGAAAAAAGCTGTTGCTAATTCTAGGAAACAACAAGCAAAAACAATAGAAAATAAAATTAAGAAAAAATAATAATTACTTTTTCGGAATATATTTGTGCCAACCTTTATCGTCTAACCATTTGCCGTCAGCGTCTTTACGCTTAGGGAAAATTGTACCACCCTTTTTATGCTGACCAAAGGAAAGGATAGCTCCACATTTATTACATCTTAGTTCAAAATAATCGTTACCATCAACAGTACGAACAACGTACTTAATGTCAGTACTGCCACACATACCGCAATTGTTTTCTCCAAAAATTTCTTGCACAGTAGAAAGGTCTTTAAATAATTCCTTCTGTCCTTCCGCACTAATTTTCAGAGTCAACTTATCATTAACTTTAATTTCGCCTTCAATCATCGCCAGTCCTCCGTATAACCCATGACTTCTTCTGGAATACTATCTAGATTTTGTTGGAAAGAAGATAGTTGTCTTATAATAGTCACAGCATCTGTATGGGTCAAGTTTCTAAAGTCTTGAACTTCAAATTTTAAATGACTTATTAAAGAAATAGGGTTAACATTAAGTCTCTTACATAAGACATCCATAAAGCCGACTTGATTATTAGTAATCTTAGTTACGGAGTCCATATCTGGATTGTCTTCAATTTGATCTGCAATCTCTTCTGCAGCCACAACTTTTCTTAATTTCAACCCTCTTCGTAAGGCTCTGCCCTCAGCTCTAGTTTCAGCCACAGCAACAGGATGATTTCTATATATTTTATCACAATTACCCCAATAGACGTCCGCTGCTCCGTTTACAGACCTAGTTTTAATTTCTACAGCTATAGACTTACTATTTAAAACATAGGTTAGACAGTGTACTACAGTAGCTCTTTTTTCATTGTCCGGACTTGGTGATTGAACCACTTCAGAACTAGAATTAATTACAGTACAGTCTAGAGCAATTTCAAAAATTCTTCTTAGACCATCAGTGGTAGGGTTTCCTTTAATCTTTTCATCATCAGATAAAAGACCTAAAACATGATCAGTCCAACCAATATCGTTAATGTTTAATTTAGCTTTACTCATTTAATCCTCTATGTATAAAATCTTCTGGGAACCAGCTACAGTATTATTTTTAATACCTTGCAACAAATTATTAAGTTTATCGAAAATTAGTTTTGCTCTAGTGTCGGAGTAATCGTTTAGCTGTTTTATGCGAATCAATCTCATGCCTTTACCAATAATCAGACCGTTTTTATTTTGATCATACTTTTGATTTCGTTGTAATGATTCATTACCCCATACAGCTTTGAAGTGAGAAGGTCCATCGACCTCTATTGCTGTATTAGCGTCTGTAACAAAAATGTCAATTTGTAATTTTGTATTTGATAAGATTTGTTCTTTGTGAAATTCTGGTTTATATCCAGATTCTATTAATTTCCTTAGTAAATATTTCTCTAATTTTGATCCTGTTTTACTGGTATTTCTTATTGCTTGGTTTGCTGATTGTTGTAAATTAGACTTTTCAATATCAGACATCGATCTCCATTGTTTTTTGCCATTCTCTGACCTTTGTTTTCTTTTTTCTTTACTCTCAGATTTTCTACTTTTATAATGAGATAAACCCATTTTTGCTTTTGTTTCTGCTGTATGTTTTTTATCTTTGGTTGGGTGTTTATTCCTGCCTGATGACATAGCTGTTTTTTGAGCTTCGCTTAAATTTCTAGTACGAATTCCGAATTTAATAGCGTCACGCCTTAGTTTATTAGGGTAAGTGCCATATTGTTCAGCAATCTCTGGAAAGCTTTGTTTTGCATTTGTATAATGCTTTGTAATTAATTTACGCTTTTGTTCGTCTGTTAGGTTATTGTATTCTATATTCATCATACTTCTCTTGTTGTAAAATTTTCAACAATCCTTCATTTATTTTCTCAGGATCTATCTGTTCTATATCATAGAAATCCACATTAGCTAAATCTTTCGGTTTTTCTGCTAGGCTATCAATACAGATAAATTGGTTACTGTTAAATATCTCAGCTACAGAATAAACAGAAGCATCTGTTAATATTAACTTATTTTCGCCTATCATGAAATAACTATGAAATATTGGTGTGTTATGATTTATTATACTATTTTTATCACAGAACATTTCTTGTGGTCGAAATATTGTTTGATTAGTAACCATATTTAGTATATGTTTTGATTCTTCAAGATATTGTGTGAATAAACTAATATTATACAAAGTTGATCTCCTTTAATTTTTTATAATCCCTAATGCAATTAATATGTATACATTTTTTAGTTTTTACACTGTGAACATCTATATCTTGAGAAATATCATTTAATACTTCAAACAGAAACTTAGACTTTATCGGATTACTGTCTTTTATCGTTTGAGCATGTGCTTTAGATATATAATAGTATCTCAGTAACAGATTTGGTAAACCAAAAAAAATGTTTTGCGTTTGTTGTGTCTTACTATCCAGAATACATCCAAGCTTTGACTTAAAATCAGAGTGAGCATTATGCATTAAGAAAGACCTATTAGTATCATATGTTTTTATTTTTTTGAATATATTCTTATCCAGAACACAGTTAATATCTAAGACTAAACAGTTAAAGGCCCCATATTTATTAAAAGTCTGAACTAAGGCTTGTGATTCATTAAACCATTCGTCTACAACATAAGATTCGCATTTTACATCAGGATATTTATTCTCAATATGTTTATTAAGTCTTTGATCCTGCTGTTTGGTAATACATATAATATCGCCGTTAGGCCAACATCCTTTTATATTATTGTGCATATATGTAAGGATAGTTTTTTTGTCATTAACTTTAAGCAATGGTATACTGCCTAAAGACTTTGTCCCTTTGACTGTATTTGTACACAAAATTATAGTTGATAAATCTTTCATATTTTTTTAAATTCTACATAGTATTCAAATATATTTATATACTTTTTAATGTAACATTCGAAGCCCGCAAGATTCACTTTGCTTAATATATCTTCCATAGAATGCATAATGACTCTACCGCTATATATAACTTGCTTGCCTAAATCTGGTTGTATTTTATTAAAATTGATGGCTATAAGAAGCTGATAAAAATCAGGCCCTTGAATAACAATATCTCCACTATCTATTAATTTATCATGTATACATCTTAAAACAACATCGCTATCTTCTTTAGTGAAATAATCTAATATGTCTACAATGTATATTGACTCTATGCTATTATTTTCTAAATTTACAAATCTATCATATGACATAGGTGTATATTTAGGTATCTCAAAATTTGCCTGTTCATCTTTATGTATATGTATTTTAGTCATAGTATAAATAATTTCTCCGCAAATTTATCTATAATTTCTTTTAAATCTAATATTTGGAAATCTGATTTGCAAACTACATCATGTCTTTTCCCCCAAGAATTATAAATTCTGTCACTCATAGAAATTTCTAAAACATTGGGAACCAACTTAAGTTTAGCTGTAATTTTATCTACCGATACAATGTCTGGTTGTTCTTCATGATCTATGACAATTAAATTACAATAATGTATTAAACAAAGATTAATGATATGATCTAATTTTATGAGTTTATTATTTGTTATAATTAAATTAGGGTGATATTTACCTAAAAATAAATTGTCTAGATTGCAACACGAATAATTGAGCGTTTTAAAGTTTTTTTCAAACATAGTATCTTGAGAAGGTATCCATAATATAGATATTTGTCCCTTTTCTTTATTTAATAAATTACCTATCATGGCAAACCGTTTATGAAAGTTTTGTAAGAAAATTTACTTTTGTCGATGTTAAGCTGTTTAAGTCTTTTCTCTGATGATGTTAAAGTGCAGGCATTCCTCATACATGTTTTTAAAGAACCTATGTCTGCGTCGTAATAAGACTCATAGATGGAGTAAATACTGTTGTCATGGTTGTTAGAAAGATCTTCAACACCAATTTCATAACTATCTACAATAAAGCCGTTGTCTTCATTTACAAAATCACAAGATGCAGACCGATCTTGCGTGATAACAATGTTATTATATAGCAAGCTTTGAATAGATACAATCCCACTATCATCAGCTTTATCTAACACTATAGAACAGTCTATGTTTTTTAATATAGTTTTTTGATTTTTTTCTGTCTTTTGTTCATTGAGAATAGTAACTTTGTTCTCATTTGTAATAGGAATTCTTAATCTATCATAAACTTGGTGAACCATATTAGCAGATTTTCGAACATCACCATCTATATGTAAAATTAATTCAACTAGATTTTCAGTAGAAAACTCTGACAAAAAAGCCATTACTATTTTTTTAAGGTTATACCTATCTTCTAAAGTTCCAGTAGCAAAGAATTTAAATGTTCCTGTACGTTTAGCATCTGTATCATCCACCACTTCATCAAATGGTTCATAAACAACTTTGCATTTATTATTTATTAACTTCTCAATATTGTTATAACTGTATGTGGAACGTACATAAATTTCGTCCATTAAATTTAAATAGTCAGGAACAACGCTTTGAGCTATGTTAATGGTTGGTATATTTACGACTCCTATGTTTTTACCCATGTTTTTGTCATAGGACAGTAATGTGGGCAGAGTGTGCTGAATTACGCAATCATATTTGTTAAAAGATTTTTTCTCTAATTCTTCTATGTCTTCTATTGCATGAAGTCTTTTATCACGAAATTCATATAAAGGTCTTATTGCTAAGTTTTCATACTTTTGTTTTAATCCATGAACAAATCTGAGAGAAGAAATACCTAAGCCTGTATTTTCTCTATAATGACCCAAATATAAAATATTCATTTAATATGTTATAACTTCTTTAAAGTCATTAGGTAAAGCAGTTTTACCCAATCTAATACTTTCCCACGTTTTTTTAGAATTGTAAAGTTGGTCTAATAATTTACCAGCAGTTCCGAAATCATAATTTTTAATACTGCCACCATCCATTACGAAACCATTGTCTAAGTTTTGAATCATTCCTTGAACTAGAGCTGTTCTAAGTAAGTATGGAGACTTAATCACATCGCATATAATACGACCTATAGTTTCCCTATTATTTGTACCAACATCTATATTGGTATTATCGCTAAGAGGTAAAGGAGGAGAGTCCCACTTGCCCTGCAATCCAGTTAATTCTATGTTGTCAAAAATTCGTTCAAAAGTTTCTGCTGTTTTGTCCCAAGTATAATGACTAACAAGATTGTCTCTATTCTCTTGAATAGCTTTTAGGTTACTGATCCAACTTCTATCTTTTTGCTGCAAGTATTCTGCTTCAATATGCTTATAAAGATCTTCGTCGTCAGGTAAAATTCTGTCAGCGTTTGTTTCTAGTTCTCTAAACGTTGTACCAACCTTAGTAATTCTTGCATTTAAATTCTCACCAATTTCAGCCATAGCTCCATGATTAGCTGTTATAACAGGCACTCCACAAGCTGCGGCTTCTACTACAGGAATACCAAAGCCTTCACAAATAGCATATTGAACATAACAGTCAAATAAGTTAAACACTGTCTTTAATTGACTATCGTCTAGGCCATGAGAAACGTTGCATATTGTAGCTGTAGGTTTGTTACAATGAGGGCACATTGCCATCCCATTCTTGAATTTCATCACTGACATAGCTCCACAACTTCTACACTTATATGTCAAATAAACTAAGTCAGAGGCGTTATGCTCTAATAATATATCAGGTAATGCCCATCCAGCGTGATCTGGATAGCTAGTATGAAGGTGTAATTTTATATTAGGGTATTTATTACTTAATTGTTTTATAACTTTAATTAAGTTAGGGATAAGCTTGCGTTTTTGATTACGCATAACAGAACCGACCAGAAAATCATTAGGATCTATAAAATGATTGGCCTTATTAGCCTTTTTGTCTATAGACTCAGGATAAAAAACATTAACATCAACAGAGTCGTTTACTGGTTCTGTAGTGTTGATATATTTAGCTTTATTTAAAACATCCACACCCCATTGAGTATGACCAGATACTAGATCTGCATTACTATATGTCTGCATCCACTCTTTTCTTTGTGGTGCGGAGTCTATGGTTGGTGCTAAAACCCAATTAAAAAATGGTCGTAATGGAGAGTATTCTGGGAAATTAAGCATCCAGTAATCTCTAACGTCAAATACAATATCAGGTCTAAAGTCTAAACATGCTGGCTCAAAACCCCAAGCACCAAAAGCGGAAGAAGAAACAGTATTGAATCTTTTAGACGCTTCTGGCTCTGTGGGAACATTTGGATAAATTTTCCAAGGTTCTTTGTTAGGAACATGTTTATCACGATAGCAGGACAATTCGGCTAATTCATATTTTCCAGTACTATGAAGTCTAGACAATATGTTACGAGTATAGTTTCCAAATCCGGAATGTATATGTCCAGATTCGGTCAGCATCATTATCCTTCTTTTCATAATATTCTCAGAATGCCGTTACGGCTTCTTCCTTGGTTTCCTGTTGTTTATTAACCTTGGTTTTAGTGATCTTACCAAAGTTACTTACTCTCACCTTCATAGATGAGTGCTTTACTCCATCCTTTTCCCAGTTGTCATTCCTTAAAGATCCTTCCAACATAACTAGGTCACCCTTATTAAAGGAAGAGGCAATAGCTTCTGCTCCACTATCCCAAGCCTCACAATTAACAAACGTGGTATTTTTGTCAGTAGAACCATCTGACTTACGATATTCCCTAGAAACAGCAACGGTAAAATTTACTACCGAAGTTTCACGACTGCCAGTAGTTACACTCCGCAGTTCAGGGTCACGGGCAAGATTACCCTTTAAAACACAAAGGTTCATATCAGCTCCTTTTTCAATTAAAGTAACGAAAACTCAACATACACTATAATACAAATGCTTCTTCAATAGTCAATTCATAATTGCCAAATTTTACTTAAAACCATGCTTCCATTTTTAGACTTCTCTAAACTAACAATAGCTGTATTATCTGACGTTATAATATTCTTATATTGGAGATACTTATCCGGGAATACCACAATATCTGTAGAGCCAGTGTTATCAGAGACTTTAGCAAAACACATTTCTTGTCCGGGATTAGCCCCTCTTTTAGTCTTGATGATATTGACATCTTTAATTTCGACACCTAATATCATGCTTCTATATAAACATTTTTCTTGATTTATTTCTCTACAGGTTGTATTAACATTTTCTAAACTATACTCATCTATTTTAGAGCATGTAACACTTATACCTAGCAATTGATTTTCTTGATCTGCTATCCATGAACATGAGTCTTCTAACTTATATGGAGGGTGTTTAAGAGTACTGTGTAATGCTAATATCTTTTGTTTACGCCTGATATTAACTTTATCTCCTAAAAAGTCTAAACAATCCCCAACTTTTTTAAGATCATTTATATTAGCTAAGAGAATACCCTTTTCTTTTTTTGTTAAATCATTTAGCAGTCCGAAGTGGAATAGCATTTCTTTTCTACCTACCCCTAAATAATCAAAACAACCAACACTAATCATAGCTTTACTAGCAGTTTGATTGATGTTGATTAAAATATTCAATATAATTTCTAGGTAAGACATATTATCTATGTCTATATTTTCAACTAACACTTCAAGTTTATTGTATACAGAATTCCCTACGCCTTTAATATTTGTTAAACCAAAGAATATATCTTTGCCGTTATCTATACTAAATGTACTAGATATCTTTTTAAAGTCAGGCTTGTGTACATCTATGTGCATTTCTCTACAATTATTAATTAGTTCATAAATTTCTTTCATTGGATCTATCTTATCTGGAGCAAACTTGAGATAAGACGCAAAAAAGTATGATGGGAAATGACATTTAGAATATGCTGACAGATATGCGTTTAAAGCATAACTAATAGCATGTGATTTGTTAAAGCTATACCTCTGGCTCTTTTCAATCCAGCCAAAGATTTCTTCAGCAATTTCATTTGAAACTATGTTAGATTTTTCTGCCCCTAAGAGAAAAGATCGTTTAACTTGTGTCATAAGGTCAACTTTCTTTTTCCCGATTGCCTTACGCAAAACATCTGCATCTTCTAGATTAAAACCAGCAATTACTCTAGCTATCTCCATAGATTGTTCTTGATAGATCATTTCACCATAAGTCGATTTTAACACAGGCTCTAAAGACGGATGGAAATAATCTACTGATTCAGAGCCATTCTTCTTATCAATATAATGATCACTAACACTTTTACCTTCTCTATAAGCCTCTAGGCAACCCGGCCTCATAATACTGATTAGAGCAGCTAATTGTTCTATATTTTCAGGCTTTAACTTTTTAGACATCATTTGCCCAAGTCGAGACTCAAGCTGAAAACATCCCTTGGTATTGCCAGAACCTATTAGATTCCAAGTTTCCTGACATTCAAGATTCATATTGGCTGTATTAATATCGTAATCAATACGTCCGTCCATTGTTGGAAAAACGCAACCACAAGATTTAAATTGTATTTTTTTCTTTATCATCTAAATGAATCTTTAAATTGTACTTTAGAGGCAAAATTCTTATGAAGTTTTAAAAATCTGATAAGAATGTCCGCACAATCTTTAACATCCTTTACCGCATCATGTGCATTGGTGGCATCAACTCCCAAATACCCTCTGACATTATCTAATGATATAGACTTAATTTCTGGTATAAATCTAAACCAAATATAGACAAGGTTCATAATATCAATCTTATCTCTAGGATGGAATATGGAGTTAGCTTTTCCTTTATTGTCGTACCCACCATGTTTTTTAGCAAGTCGGTCTATAATCTTCATGTCAAAACTCATGATATTATATCCTGATGCTATGGGGGCTGAGAATTTAGTTTTCTTGCCTCCAGTTCTAAACAGGTGGTAAGAGTCTAAATAATCCATGAATTGTTTCCATGATAGTTTAGCGTCAGGATATTCCATCCAACTGTTTAATATCTCTGATTTATCAACGCCCTTAACCTTACCATGCCACTCCAAAATATCAGAGTCAGTATACGGATGATTATCTATGGTTACAGATTTAGCTTTTTCTAATTTTTCTGGCTTTAGATAAATATTAAATTCAGAGTTTTTTACGATCTCTAATTTATGGGGATCTACTATAACCGCAGATAATTGCACGGGACTACATACTGTAGGGTCGATACCATCAGTTTCAAAATCAAATACACATATTTTATTATTATTCATTATGGTAGTGAAACCTCTTGTTTAGGCTGTATGACAACGGGTTTCTTTTCTCCGTCCTCCATTAACTTGTAGGCATTTAGTTTAATCTTGCAACAGCTTATTCTTTCCTCTTTTACTTTTTGATACTCTTCACCATTAATAAAAAATGGGCAATCATCAGTCAATTTATAAAATTGCATTTAGTTTACTCCTTTAGATATTGTTTAATTTGCATAATTTTATCTAATAATGCTATACCAAGAATATCGAACTTAACCACACCTATAGATTCCAAATCATTCATTTCTAATCCAGCAATACTTTGTTTTGTTTTGGTATCATAGATCATGGGACATACTGTTGATAGATCGTGCCTAGATATGGCGATCCCAGCAGCATGTTTCGACTGATTATATTTGGTTCCCTCCAATCGAATAGCCTGTTCAAATCTTTTAGCAAGAGGGCCTTGTAGTTTACCATCTTTTATGTGGCACCAATCTTTTAGTTTTTTAGAGTTGTTTTCTAAAGCCCATTGTATAATAGATGATTCTCCGCTTTCGTCTTTCATTTCTTGTAATTCGTCTGCAATTTTAGCTTCGTCAGGTAGGAATTTAGTGATTTGATTCATTTCATCAAAAGATATATTACCATATACTCTTAGTACTTCTTTTAAGGCTCCCCTACCTTTAAGCGTATTATATGTAATCATTTGAGAAACTTTATTGCTACCATATGTATTTTTGATATAATCTATAATTTCTTCCCTATGATTAATAGGTACGTCAACATCAATATCAGGCATGGATACTCTACCGCCAGTATTTCTACCAGCATTGTAAAATCTTTCAAAAATAAGATCATATTTAATTGGGTCAATAGATGTGATACCAATTAAGTAAGATACCAAACAGCCAGCAGCACTTCCTCTTCCGGGCCCCGGTAGCCATTCTTCCTGCCTAAGATAGTTAACAATATCTTGAACTATTAGAAAGTAGCTTGATAAATTGGCAGATTGCAAAACTTCTAATTCATATTTAATACGATCTACATATTCTTGTTGGTTTTGATTATCAACATTGCCTTGAATTTTATCTTTCCAGCCATCACGAGACAGTTGTCTTAAATATTCATCAGGTGTTAAATTATTAGGACAACTAAAGTTAGGCAGTACTGGCTTGTTTAATATTTCATACTCTTCACACATACCGTCTATCAAATTAGTATTCTCTATCTCTTGTTCAGTATTAACCTGATGCATTTCTTCATGAGATAATATGTGATATTGATCTGATTTAAAGAAACTGCTCATGCTAAAGTTTTCATCATTACTCATTTTAGATGCGACTTGAGGCAAAGTAAGTTTGAGATTACTACATAATAGTATTCGTTGATCCGCACTGTCTTGAGATTCACAGTAATGGGCATCTAGACTAGCCATTGTTTGAATATCTCTAGACTTACAAAAATCTCTGAGTTTTAATCCAACATTTTGTTGATACTCATTAGTCTGATCATTAAGTTGAATTTCTACAAATGTATTTTGCTTACCAAAAATTTCTTGTAGTTCTTTAACTTTTGATTCTATAGTACGATCATTAACGAATTTTCCTTCTTGATAAATTTGATTAGCTAAATACGAACCGGGATGTCCACAAAGACAAATGATATTACCATCTACTAATTCATACAAGCTATTGAGATCAAGTCTTGGTTTATAATAATAATGTTCTGGTTTATTAGAATGAGAAACAATATTAATTAAATTTTTCCAACCCTGTAAGTTCTTGGCTAAAAGAACAATATGAGATAGTTTTTTATTGTTAGTATCTTTGACTTCAGGAGAATTCTCACAAAGATATAACTCCGTACCTAAGATTGGTTTAATGCCATGACTTTTCATCGTAGAATAAAATTGAATACATCCAGAGATAGTGCCATGATCTGTGATGGCACAACTAGAGACTTCTAATTTATTACATCGTTGTGCAATATCTTCTGGTTTACTAAGACCGTCCAATAATGAGTAGTGCGTATGCACATGCAAGGGGGTATATTTCTTCATTCCGTACTTCCGGGTGCTTGGTAATGTCCTACATTATAACCGGGAACAGTGTATTCGTCAACCACTTCTTTTATGCCTTTCAGCTGAATGTCATGTTTAACCTGTTCACACATAGTCATAGTCTCTCCAACATTACAGCACTGACGATCTCTATATTCAGATATTGCCGGTATTCGAGTGTTTTCAAACGTTGTTTTGCCATACATACACAGTTTTGTGCATTTCCAGCTTTTACTGAGTTTAGGCAGCTTGCACTTTTTAATATGTGAGAATTTTTCTCTAATTAGATCTTCTGTTGCATGTACGTCGCTATCATTAAAACTCACACTAAAAGGTCCACCATCATTAATAAAAAATATAGTTACTATACAGTTTTTAATTTCGGGATATAGTTTTTTAGCAGCATAGAAATAAATCATAAGTTGAGGATCTGTTTCTAACTTCTCTTGTGTTTTTTCTTGTCCAGTAGCCCAATCTAGTCTGCGTCCTGTTTTCCAGTCAATAATTTCTAAAGTATCTTCACTAGGTCTGGTTATTAAATCTATAGTACCCTTCATTGCTAATTGGCCTTTTAAATCACCATAATCATATTTTGCCCAAGGTTTATCTATAGTTATGTCGAAACGCTGTTCAGGATATAAGATATTACGATTTCTTGGATCAAACATACCGTCAGCGTAATTAATTGCTTTATAAGTCCATTTATAGCAATCCTTAAAATCTTTCTCAGTCCACTCGTGATGATCAAAGTTGTCTGTATAATAAGTGTATACCTGTTTAATAATTTTATCTACATTATAGTTACCAACATTCACTTCACCTATAATATCATCAATGAAACTTGATTCACCCTTTTGCTCAGTGAACTTGATAAAGGCTAATATTTCTAAAGCTTTATGTACTATAGTCCCTTTGTCAGCTTTTTTGTTTGATGGCTGTCTATAACCTAATACATAGTCGAAAAAGTATTGCTGTTCGCACATATTATGTGTGTTGTAAGACGAACTGCGGAAATATGTGATTATAATTGTAATATTCCTTTGTGTGCTAGAAAGTTTTTAATGATATTATTCTTTTCTTCAATGCTTCCCTCAAGGTTAGCAATCACTAGATCGAAATTAGATTGGTCATAGTTGTTGTCATCTAGAGCCGTTTCGCTTGCATGTGTAGACTCATAAAGGTTTCTATTAAGTTTTACTACTATACCACCAGCATTTTTAACAGCCTCAACCTCGTTCGGGAATCGACAATCAGCTACTAAAGCAATATCCGGCTTGTCTTTTTGTATCAATCGAATAGTCGCTGATGACCAAACATTGTGCTGCATAGTTCTAAATATATCTGTGCCAACGTATTGTAGAACTTCTCTAGCAGTCATTTGTTGTTTATTGTAATAACAGTCTACAAATTCGTTTTTGTTATCGTCTGTTCCATAACACTGTTCATACTTTAGTCCTAAAACATCTAAACATAATTGTTTCAGAGGATCTGCAAAGTTGTATGTTTTTATTTCTTTGTTTGCGAATAGGCTTTGAACAAATTCACAGGAGGTGGTCTTACCAGATTGTTTTCTTCCAGCAAAAGCAATAATCATATAGGCAATCCCTTTATTTTATGAACTATTTGATTCTGTATTTCGTCAGGAGACATATCCCCAATGTCGTTTTGATTAATTTTTAAAGAATACGTGTTATATGTTCTGTCGCATTTCTCTATAATCTTTTGTGCTGCTCTTTGACCAGCTTCATCATTATCCATAATTATAATTAAACTCATAGCACCAGAGCTATCTAGTAATAGTTTTTGTCTAGCACTTAAATTAGTTCCAAAAATAGCTACACTATTATGTATACCATTTTCTTCTAATTTCCAAACATTGCCGGGACTTTCTAGTATAATAGCAAAAGATGACTTAATAATATTTTCTTTCGCAAACCAAAAATTATATAAATGATCTTGAGCTTTAAATCCAGAGTTATGTTTCCATTTTGAATATTTCCATAAATTTTCAGCAGATGGGCAATCCTTCAATGGGTCATGGAATCCTCCACATTTGTCGCACTTATTATAAGCACTTCTACCAGAACACCCAATCATATTGTTGTATTCTGGATTATAAATTGGAACAACTATCCTGCCAGACATTTCTCTTTTAGGTCTAGTACAGTTCCCGACATCATATTTATCTAAGATTCCTGACGAATAACCACGGTCAATATAATATTTAGAAGGTATTTTTAGTGATGATCTAATTTGTTTACGGCTAATGTATGTTAAATGTTTTTCTTGTTTGTTAGAGATATTGTTAATAACATTTGTAAAGTTTTTCTTATTGGTATGAACTTCATTTATCTTAATATCTTCTAGTGTCTGGTTTGTAAACTTGGTGCAGAAATCTAGAACCTCTTTGAAAGACACCATTTCATCACCGGGCTTCATCCAGTTCTTTTGTCTGTTTGATAGCACACCTCTGATAAATCCAATGATAGAACCTTTAAAACATTCTTCACAATTATGCGTTCTACACTTCCAATTACCTCTATACATGTCTCCTTCATGATAAATATTAATAGCAGATGTATTATCGCCATCATGAATAGGGCAAGCCATTGTGATCATCTTGCCATTTTCTTTATAGTCTATATCAAAATAGTCTAATAAGTCTGTAATTTTGTCACATAAGACATCACACAAAACTTTCAGTTTGTTTTGATCAACCGAAGGGAATCTCTTCTTGGTTGTCACCAATGTACTCCTGTATGTCGTTGCTGCTGTCATCAGATTTCATTAACTCCAATCTGGTTTTACCTTCTTTAATTTTAGCAAACTGTCCTTCCATGTGACAGTTAATGTAATCATTATCGTCTAAGCCACCACCATGTCTACTGATTACAGGCAGTAATTTTCTATTCCCAGCAGCAGGACCATCCTCTGCTATCTCTTCATCTGTTTTTCTTTTAAAAATAGTAAAGTTACTACAGAGCCATATAATTCTATCAGAACCACTAGCGGTATCTGTGGTTTCTTTAGTAATACCATCCCTATTCAACTGAACAAAAGCTACAACAGGTACTTTATATTTCGTAGCAAAATTATGTAATTGAGTCATCATAAAACCAAGAACTTGATATTCTTTCATATCTTGACTCATACCTTGACTATCCATCAGTTTTAAATAATCATAAAATATAACGCAGTCTTTAGCCGTGCCGTCCTCATTCAATCCCACATCTTTAATTAACCATCGACGAACTAAAGACAACTGATCTTCAAAAGGTTTGCCTGCTATAGACTTGTGGAAAATTTTAAGGTTTTTTAATTTACCTACAGATTTTGTGATCTTATCTGTTTTAGTGGGAGATTGAGAAAATTTACCTGTTTCTATTTCGTTAATTTCTACATCAGTCATCATAGCTAATGTTCTATTTATATGGTCTTCTCTAGTCATTTCTGTATCTAGATTAAGTACTGGAACATCACAGTGAGCAGCAATATTGTAACTCATATTATCTGCCAATAAAGTTTTACCGGTTTTAGGTCTTGCTGCAATTACGTTGACAGTGCTTTTTCTTAAGCCGCCACCAATAGATTTATCATATACGGGAAAGCCTGTAGGAATACCTATCTGATCTATAGGGTTTTCTATAATATCTTTAATGTAATCTTCAATATTTTTACCAAGTTCTGTAGGAGCGTCCTCAGTGTCGTTTAACATTGATGTAAAATTAAAGATAATGTCTTCAGCAATACCTACGATATTTCCAATAGATTCATTACCGCTGATTTTAAGAACTTTATCTTTCGCTTCTTCGAGTTGTTGTTGTAATAATCTAGCGATCTCTAACTTCTTAATCTTAGACGCAAATTTTCTAAGATTGCCTTTATCTACAGGGAAATTAATGATAGCCTGAAGATGTTGTATTTCTTCTTTTGTAGTTAATATCTTAGACAAAGACAGTTCTTCTGCCGCTGATAATACTAAAGCTACATCTAGCTTAGGATTTTGATTATTAGTAAAAATGTGCCTAAAACATTTATACAGATAAACATTGCTGTCTATCGTGAAAGATTGTTCTTGCACCAAGTCGCAAATATCAAAATAGACATCTTCCCCATAATTGAAGATACCCGACAAAACGGCTCGTTCCGCTGCACTATCTGAAAGTTTCATTCTAACCCGCAATCGATGAACATGTGTTACACTTATATCTTTGCTTTTCTGAAGCCAATAACGCTGGATTTATCTCTTCTTCCTTACCACAAACTCTGCATCTAACTTTTATAGTAGTGAACTTTCTAGTTCTAGGAGTCAGAGGTTGAACAGCCAACTTCTTATCTATAATAGAGTCAGCCTTATGCATTGAGAACTCAGCCATTTCTAAAAACTTGTTTGGACGTTCGTCCGCTGGTTTTTTTTCAGTGCTTCTAGAACTCAAAGTTTTTTGTAACATTTGAATCATAACGTCTAATTGCTCATCGCTTAACTGATTAAGATCATCCATTTTGTTTCACCATCTTTGCTCTTTGAATTGATAATAAAATATCTGAAAGGTTTTTAATACTATTAGATAGATAACACAATCTGTCTACTCTTTGTTTTGCGTATTTTTTAATTTTATTAAGCTTGTTAGCTTTCTCATTATGCTTAATTGCTTGCATAGATTTTTCTACGTAGCCATAGCCTTTGTAATTATTAATTTCATCAGCAATAACTTCTTTAATAGTTTCATCAGCCCAATTAAATCTAGCTGTTTCTCTGTTTGCTGTTCTTTGAGTATGAAAAGAAAACTGACCTAATATATATGCTATCTCTGCACATTCTTGAGGGCCTAATTTTTCTAATTGATTTCTATTCATAATTAAATACTGTTGTAGATCTGTTTCATTTAATCCTTTTGCATGATATAATGGTAAGCCTACGCTATGTTCATATTCATCTAAAAGATTATCCCAATTATGAAGTTCTTCTTTAGCAGTGCTAGGACTATGTATCATTGATTTTTCTCTTCCATTCTTCTAATTCTTCTTCATATGACAATTCTATAATAGATATGTCATTGAGTTCGCACCAATCTTTTTTTTCTTGATCTCTCTTTTTATGTTTAAAAAAACTTAATTTATTAGTATGATAAAAAGCAACAAACTTATAGTGTTGTTCTCCATGAACTTCTACACATGTTTTAATTAAAGGTAGATAAAAGTCTAAGTATAATGTCTCTGAGCGTCTGGGTTTTATCGGCACTTCTTCTAAAATCTGTAGTGTAGGATGACAATCTTTAATAAGCTGTCTAGCTTTCAAATGCAAGCTAGATTTTTTTGTCATAGACCCCTTAGCTATATAACCAGACAAATGCCATTTGTTTATATTACCATTTAAGTCAGTAACATTCATTTGAGTCCCATAGTGTCTTTAACTTCTTTCCACAAACTATCATATAATTCTGGTTGAGAGACTAAAAAGTCTCTAGCTTTTTCAGCACCTTGGAATTTAGGGCTATCAGGTAAGCATGTAAACGTATACCAAGCACCACCTTTAGCTACTATACCGATATCCACAGCAAGATTAAATAACTCCATGTGTTTATCAATACCTGTTCCATATCTTATATAGCTTTTGATATTACCTCCGGGAGAGCCTAGAGCAGAAGTTATGACTTGCCATTCTACTTCTTGACCTATTTGAGTGTTATCTTTTCCTACTAACCACGGAGTAAATCTTTTAGCCCGTAATTTGATATCTGTTTGATAAGCTACTGCTTGACCAGACTTTTCTTTAAATTCAGCACCGTATCCTGTAGGATTACCCATTAGGTGAGTAATACCAATTACAATATTCTTATTAACGGGGATAACGTTAGCCACTTTTCTGCAAAATTTAGCTAACAGCTTTGCGCCATCTGCTCTTTGCATTTTACTCATATCGGATGTAATTTCGGCTTCTGTACATAGGGCTGAATATGAATCAATGATTACAACAGATCCGGGAACTTGATTAATAATTTTTTCAGCAATTTGTAAATATTCTTCAGCATGTAGAATTTTACCTTGTTGCGAACCAATAATATGAAATTTATCTTTATTAATATGGGGAATACCTTCTAAATCTCTTTTCTTTAATCTGCCCTCAATATTAAGATAATAGACTTCCCTGCCGTCTTTAAATGACCCATAAGCATACTCTGGTTTTTGAGCATTAGCTGCTAAGTATAAAGAGGTTGTGGTCTTTCCACATTTAGGCTGTCCCGTGAATATAACAAAGCTACCTTCTGGAACACCACCATTTAAAACAATATCTAGAGATGGCCCCACAGGAACATTTAAAAGTTTAGTATCTAGAACTGCGTTTGCTGATAATACAATACCATCACCAAAACTCTTGTTCACCTCTTCTTTAACGCTCATTATCTAAATCCTCTAATTTCGATAGTATACCTTTGTTGTCGTTCTTTCGATAAGTCGAATTTTCTTTTCTTTCTATTTTTAGTTTTAATTCTGTATTCTGCGAACTAATTAGCTGTTCATGTTTTTTAATTAAGGGAGGTAAAGAAGGAGCCCTTAGAGAGAAAATTCTTTTAGATTTTTCATCTTTTAAAGCTGCTATAATGGATTTTGCACTATACTTTTTAAGCAGTTTATGTGATGATGATATTTGATCCCTATAAAATTTTGACCATTCTTTATTTTGCCAGAACTTATAGTGTAAATCTTTTTTCTCTAAAAGGGCCTTATGCTCACATATTATTTCTGTAATATATTGTGCATCGGAAACCTCTTTACCATTAGAATATTTTGACAAATATTTATTCGCGGGCTTTTCTGATGACATTTTCGTATTTTGTGTTTGGTGCTGATCTATGTGTTTCTGAAATTCCGTCTAATTGCTGAGATGCTCCTTCTGTCATAATCATGACACTTTGAGTTCCCTTCATAGACGTTTCATTAATAAAATCTGAGGTCTTAGATGTAACTGTTTTTAAAGGTGATTCCTTCGTTTCAATTTCTAAAGTATTTTTAACAGTTTCTTCTGTAACTGCTAGCTCTTTAGCTATTTCTTTGAAAGACATCGAGCAGTCCTTATGCAGATACCTAGCTGCATATTCCTTTACACGAGATAATTTTTTCATTCCATTTCCCTTTCTGCGTTGTTAAACCATGCTAAATTCTTTGTTCTTAAAAATGACACATAATATTCGAATACTTTTGGGTTTACTTTTTTAAGTGTCCACTCTTTTTTACCAAACTTAGCCATATACTTTTTGATACGACCTTCTGAAAACATACCTATAGGATTATATAATTTACCATATGTTCCAACTTTAACGTAAAAAGCTTCCCTGCCATCATTGTAAATAATTTTCTCCGCCATTACTTTGCCATCATCTAAATCATTAAGCATTGGATTGCTATTATCATCTAAATAATCGTGATTACCAATAACAGTATAGTATGCACTTGTGTAATTAGGCATTTCTTTTTTAACTCTAAAGCTTTCCATTTTAATCCTTTGTCCATTTAATCTTTGGTTGTTTGGGTATTCTCGTCATGCCTTTAGGCAACTCTTTAGGAGAAATTGGTTCTTGATAATCATAATGCTTTCGTTTTAACTGTGCTTTATAGTCATCACTAAATTTTTCAGAATTTCTCTTGGCTAGATGTCCTAGCTTTAATTCGCCATCTGATAATGTAACAAATCCTGAAGGTAAATCATCCTGTAGCGATCTCTGACATTCTGTACCACACTTATCGCATTCAATAGTCTTTTGATATTTCGAGTGATGAGCAATCAATTCTATTTTACGTTCACATTTCTCACAGACATATGTATAGATTGGCATAGTTCTAAATATCTTTTAGGTAAGTACAGCATCCATTCTTCTGGAATGTCTGATATAGTAATAATACGATCCACTACAGGCAAGTATTTTTCGTTATTTGATGGTTCTGTAGCTAAGTTTTGCAGCGGCATACTAGCTTGTTTTGGCGTTCTTCCTCCTTTTTTACTATTACATTGTTTGCAGGCAGTTACTACGTTTGTCCAGTTGGTTCCTGTTTGATCTTTTGGGTATTTACCCCATTGTGCTTTTGGTATAATGTGGTCGTATGTTAGATATTTTAATTCTTTTTTGATACCGCAATATTGACAAGTATAACTATCTCGTAAGAATAGGTTCTTTCTAGTAAATTTAACACTTTGATTAAACTTTTTATAAAAGAAGTTTGTTTTAGCAACAGCAGGAATTGGGTAAAGCCTACTTGCTCCTACGATATAATCATCTCTATGATAGTCTAAGATATCTACAGAATTACTACCACGTTCTCTAAAAACCCACACCATAGCCTTTTCCCAACTGACTATGGTTAGTGGGCTGTAGTCACTATTTAGAACTAAACATTTATAATTGTTGGTCTTCATGATATTTAATTCTATGAACAATAGATGATATAATAGGATTTCTAATAATATCGGCACATTCTAGATTCATCATAGATATTTTATCTAGACCTTCAAGCATTCCCATAAGATGGATAAAACCACCTTGTTTAAACGATTGCAAGTCAGATTGTGTTGTATCACCAGTTAATACCATTTTACTGTCATGGCCAATTCTAGTCAAAAGCATTTTAAGCTGATCGTATGACGCATTCTGGCATTCGTCAGCAACGATAAAGCTATTATGAAAACTACGACCTCTCATCAAAGCTAAAGGTACGACAGATATTTTCTTTTCGTTCTTTAAGTATGATAGATCAGAGTAGCTAATAAAATGATTTATCTCATCAAAAATAGGTAGTAAATATGGATTAAGTTTTTCTTCCGCTGTTCCCGGAAGAAAACCTAACTTTTCACCAGCTTCCACAATTGGTCTGGTAATCACAATTTTTTCAATTTTGTCTTGAAGAAGGTACTCCAAGGCTAATCCAATTGCAATATGTGTTTTACCACTACCAGCAGGACCGTGGCAAAATGTCATAACATTTTCAGCCATAGACCTAATGTAGCTAGCCTGATGAATAGTCTTAGGTTTAAGTTTATTTTTACATAAGATCTTTCTCACCGGGGGTTTTTGGATATTAGAAACTGTTTTCGTTTTTTGTCTATTTTTTTTCATTCAAAACCTCAGAACAAAGTTAAATCAAACAGGCGCCTCCTGAACAGCTAATTTCCTCTATTCCTGTCGTATTGTCCTCTGTTTCTAACAGTTGAGTGTAATCAACCTTACTATAACTATCAAATAAATCTGTATAGATTTTCCAATTATAAACATCTTTCATACAATATGTAAGTCTTTTAATATCGCTATCAAAATACTTTTTAGCAAATCGTTGCATTTTAATTGAAAATAATTTCTTATCTTCAGTATCTGCATCTGTGTCTTGTTTTAATGTTATATAGTCACAAGCAGCCCATAGGTTATTATCGAATGCATTCAATCCTAATTCAATTAAACCAGAACACCAAATAGATGCTTCACCATATTCTTTAGAGATTTCTCTACTTGTATATACAGTAGTAAATGGGGCTTGACGATAATCTTTATCACCACTTTGTGGAATTAAACTTATACCAGCAAAAAACTTACGGTTATCATAAATATACTTACTAACATCAGCCCATTCATCTGGACGAACTGTAACCGTATTACTAACATTATGGCTGAGATATTCTTGAGTGCATAATGATCTATTCTTCCCAGACTGAACCCAGTTCTTTTGTGTGTCTTTTACAATAGTTAGCATATCAACTGCTGGCAACTGATTTCTTAATTTAGAACCGTCAGGCACTTCTATAGGGAATTTCACGACCTCATCTGTATCATTAGCAGACCAAGCTGACTTTTCACATGCTAGTGGATTGTAGCTTTTAAAATACTGATACGGAGGCTCTAAAATATTAGCTTGCACATGTCTGATGTATCTTTTAGCATGGTGTGGGTGGATACCTGAAGATGTTCCTAGCATCGAGCTGGAAGTTCCCTCTGGCTTTAAGCATGTCACTCTAGCTGCTTGACGAATTCCTATCGTTTTAGATAGCTTTTTATTCGTATCTACAGCAACCTTTGCTCCTTGTTTTAAAACCTTTTCGGTTAACACCAAGTCGTGCTTCTCCATAATACCTGTTAAAGACACTCCCAATAATGCTTCTCTATCAAAAATCTTTTTACTAATATCTCCCAGATATTCTAGATCGGTAAAACCTGCTTGCAAAGTACCGATCATTGCTGCTGCCTTACATCTTTCTAAAAAGTCTTCTTCATCTGTTACTGATGAACAATTGACAGTCGAAAGATTACAACCCTGCCATCCAGACTTACCAGTTTCTTCGTCTACAGGCCACATGCCTACCTCAACGCATGGATTAAAAGTCATTTCTGTTGAGTCGCTCCAGATAAAACCGGGCTCACCAAACTCTTTAACAGACTCCATAAGGGACTCAAATTGTTCGTATGATATTTCGTTTTTAATTAGCAATGCTGAATTATTACTTCTTGCTCTTTGAGGATTATCGATGTACCAGTTGCCTGTTTTGGCTTTGGCCATTGCTTCATCATCAGCACTAAATAATGCTAACGACGCACTTCTGCGAACACCACCAGATAATACAGCATCACTTGAGTGCATAATAATATCGTAAGCATCGATAGGTCTAAGTTTTTTCTGTTCATTTTCTACACACTTTTGTAAAATTGATCGTATTTTTTCTAACCCATTTTGCAGAGGTTCAAAACCCGGAGCCTTTCCTACACCAGACGAAAGAGTAGAGCCTTTCTCACGAATATTGCTGTAATCAAAAACGATATATTGACTTTTATAGGTAGCGAATTTTGATTCTGAAGGCTTATTAAAGTAAGAACTTAGTAATACACCCAAAGCGTCTGCCCAACCTTCAATACTGTCTTCGATAACATACTTAACACCATTATCTGTGTCTTTAGGTTTTGAGATTAAATTAGGTAGTTTTGCTATATGGTGCTTTTGAACACTAAAACCCGTCCCGCTTCCACATAACAGAAGCCAGAAGCACTCTTGGAAAAACCTTAAACGATCACAATGAGAACTTGTGCAATTATAAATTTTAGCATGTCTTTTTAAAATAGGTTCACCACCGAATTGTAACGCCCTTTGACTGCCAAGCACCTTTTTTTGCAACATTAACTCATAAGCCCAATCAATTTGCTCTGAAATATCTTTATCTTTGTAATAAGAATGCATCATACTTTTCACACGATCAACCGCTTCTTTCCAAGTCTCTCTGCGGTTTTCACTTTCAATCCATCGAGCATATTTACTAACAAACGTATAGTTTTTTAATTCATTAAGAGCAGACATAATCTTCCTTTGACTTATTTAAAAAGAAAAAATTGATCAGAGAGTTGATCAATTAGTATTGAGAGTGTGTTTTTCGCAGGTGTTGCCATAGCAATAACTGTCTTCTGTTGTGTTTGCATGTTGTTATATACACCCATTACCTAATTATCAAATGTTACTTATCCATGACAGATCGGGTGTTTCATAGAATATACCTATATTAGTAGACTTTACAAACAAGTCAAAATGTTTTTTCTCAGCATTATCAAATAATTGTGTACCATGTCCGTCAATCATATGCACTTCGGTGATACCCTCTTGCCAAAGAGCTTTGATACAATCATTGCAACATTGTCCAGTGACATACGCCACACCATCGTCTGGACGCACCACGCAATTAGACAAAGCATTTCTTTCGGCATGGATTATCCAACAATATTTTTCTGGACGAGATGTCGGTAATTTTGTGTCATCCATACCTCTAGGGAAGCCATTATAACCAACGCCTAAAATTCTATGATTACGATCTGTAATTACACAACCATGTTTAGTATGAATATCATGGCTGCGTTGAGATGCAACTTTTGCAATTCCTAAAAAATAGTCTGTCCAACTTGGTCTTGTTTTAGAGTTCATGAGGAAATGTTTTTAATATGTTACTAGGATTTGGGATAGTAGCATTTTGAACATTTGTTTGCCACCACTTCATGCCGTCTTGTATATTGTAGCACGCTTTGAGATTTATGTCAAGAGAATCGTATACATCTTTCCATTTATTTGGAAAATTCATTCCTTCATCATGTCTTAAATAAATCATAAACGGAGTACCATAAGCCATGCAAACTATAGATACATGCAATGATGTAGTGATAACAAATCTACTATTTACAATTTTATATAAAGTTGGTATAAATTGATTTTTGTGAAATATAATATCTACATATTCATCATACTTTAGATGTCTGCGTTTAGGTTTTAGATTTTGTCTATGTGTATGGTGCGGGACGTACAATATTTTATCGTTAGGATGATCAGCAATTTGTTGTATTGCAGGCAAGGCGAATCCCGGATCTCCTATAGGAGTATCTTGAGGTAAATTTAATTCATCTCTAGTTAATTCACCTCTAACTAAATGGGGTATAATGTTGTAATTTTTATAATCAAAGCACTCACCATGACCTTTTCCTTGACCCCAAACGTGTATGTTGTCAACACATTTGCTTAACTGAGATATTGCAGACTTGTGTAATTCAGAACCGACTATAAGGATACAATCTTTAGTGTGTGTTTTTGTATCTCTAAGTATTAATGGTTGCCAATCAATATTAAAATAATCTAACAACAACCAATTTATATGTTCTCCAAAGTTTAGATAATCTAAATCGTTATTCCAATACCATGCACTAATCATAGGTGTAGTCACCGAATTTATAATTAAAAAAGTCTATATCGTCTTTATACGTTTTGGCTATTTGGTTTCTTGTCTCATCTGTATAATATTCTGTATAGTGTTTATGGTTTGATTTTTGTTGGTGTAGTAGTGTTGATATATCACAATTTAACGAAAGCTTATCGCAAGCAATCTGTATGTCGTCATATAGGTGTTCAAATCTTATAAAAAAATCTATATGATATTTATCTAATCGATAGAACTTATATAGACTTAAACAGAAAAAACTCTGTCTTATTGTCCGTTGTGTACAATAATCTTCAAATGGTAATTTTACAAGCATCTCAACTTCCAGTTTCCATTTGTCTGTTCTTTTATACCAGTACGGATCATACTTAAGTTTTTCTTTTAACCAAAAGTACTCAGACACAACCCTATCCCAAGGATTTCTAATGCAGCCGAATTTAAAATATTCTTTCCATACATGGTCATTGTTTAGTTTTTCCTTTATTTGTTGAGGGTTCATGTGATTGTACCACTCACAACCATCTGGAATAGGGTGTTTACCTCTGTATCCTATTATGTCTTTTTCGTTACAAAATTGTTCAAAGAATATTTCCGTAGAAGTGCTAGCAACTTTTACTCCTTTTATATATATAAATTTATTAGAGTGTGATACTATCAAAACTTATATTCTCCTATCTCTATGTCTAGCTTGTAGTGATTTGCTATTATGTCTCGCAGATCATCATTATAATATTCTCTATAATTTTCGCTGTCTCGTTTTGGTTTAGTAACATGCCATTGATTAGAGTCTACAATTTTTAACTCTGCTCTGTCTACTTTATTCTCAAGACTAGGATCATTTATATCATCCATGATTTTGTTTATATCTAGTTCTTCACTTTTATATAATTTAAATTTACTATAGTCTTCACCAAACATATCTTGTACATTTCTACAAGCAAAAACAAATGAGCCAGCAGTTCTATTGTAATTGAAGTATAAACCATGTAGCACAAAATCTTCAAAATTACATTCTGTACCCTCAATACGTTCGACTCCAAATTTTGTACTCCAAAAAGGCACACCGTTTTTATCAGGTTTGGCGTATTTATATAAACTTACTATCCTTTCCCAAGGATTTCTGATAGTTGAGAAAAGAAAGAATCCATCAGTATCTATATTTTCCTGTTCTAAAGCTTTTAAAACTTTGGAATATGGCATATGTGGATTGCCTAGTCCGCAATTTTGAACTTTCTCCACAAGTTTTTTATTATTAATAGGCATAAATCTTTGTCTAATGCAACTACTGGCGCACTTACAGTTAGAAAGATATATAATTTTATGGTCAGTACTTATAATCATTTAATTCAAAATCAGGCCATGTAATAAAGTAATTAGATTTTTCAGATTGATAGTAGTCTTCTATTTCTGTCGCCACTAACATTTGCAAGAACTCATCATCTCCATATTTATTGCAGTATTCATTTTTTATTGCTTCTCCTTCACGCTTTGTATACTTCTTATGGTCAGGCGTACCATGTTCGTGCATATGTATAATTTTTATATCTTTACATATATTCCAAGCATTATATTGATGACCACGATACAGCATATAGTTTATAATATGATCTGAAAAGAATGTGCCAATCAGCGTGTCGTCTTTAATATCTTCTAAATCGTCAACCATTGGACTAGTGAAAATCCAAGCGTCTTGTGAACAAAATGCTTCTCTATTAGTGTTTTTGATTAGCTTATCACCTTCATGTCTGGTTAGAGCTATAAAGTCATGAGGTTTAACCCCTCTTATCTTACCCAAATCATTCGTGAACAATATATCATTATTAGCTACTATACATTGTTTATTAGATATGTTCTCGTTACAGTAATCAAAAATTCTTCTAAAAGATACACGCTTGTCCACATTTATGACAGTAATCTTGTTTTTATATTTGTTTAAAATTCTATAAAATTCTGGAAATTTTTTCTGTGTCCAGATTCCAGATCCATAATCCTCAAGAAATATATGAACATGTTCTATGTATTTATTTTTTAAGTTCTGTTTTAAGCAATCAAGTATTTCTTTTCGTCTCTTGGGATCTTTGTCTCTATAAACATTTATTATTAATTCAAAGTTTTTAGTTCCAAACTTCTTTTCAAAGTACATCATTGTAGATATAACGTCTGGGTTTGGTCTGTTTCTGCCTCTGACTTTTACATTGTGTGGATTATGATATACAGGAACATGATCTTTGGAAAATGCTATATGTTTTCTAATACCACCAGCCGCTTCAAGACGTTCAAACATCTCACAATCTTCTCTGCCATAATTATTAATTTTTTCGTTATACAGCCCAGCTTTTATAAATAAATCTCTATGAGAGCAAATTATACCGTTTAGATTTTGAATAAAACCTAGACGATTATCAAAATGTCGCTGTCTCCAGTCACCTGCTACGAACTCTCCCTTTTTTATATCTATCAAACTAGCTAGTGGTAGATAAGGATTAAGAATGTAATCTACATCCATTTTTAAAATCTTGTCATGTTTAGCTGTCTTGATAGCCATATTAATAGGCTTGCTTGCATTATAGTATTTTCTTTTAGCAACACGGATAACTCTGATTCGAGGATCTACCTTTTCTAAATGTTTTAAACTTTTTTTAGAACCCCAATCTACGATAATAATTTCTTTAATAATGTCATGTAAAATCCAAGACCTTAAACTAACACTCAACATATTTTCTCTGTCTTTGCATCCAACAACCAGAGATATTGGCTCATTTAATATTTCTGCGTCAAATTCTTCATATTGTTTTATTTGTTTACGAGGGTGTGGTTGAAAACCCATCTGTTGGCCGTAATATATATAATGATGATAAAGTCTTTGTTTATCCGTAATCCCATTTTCCGAACAATATGGTTCATAATAGCTTGATACTTTTTCATAACGCTCCATATAGAAAGCTTCATCGAAACTGTCTGGGACTTCGTTCTTTTTTAAAAATGTTTCTATATCATCCATAGTGTTCAAGTCCGTGTTGTTTTTCTAGAATTTTTATACATTCTAATCTAGAATACTTATCATCATTTGGTTTAAATAGCAGAGGTGAAAAGTCTGTTAGTTGTTTTTCTTTTGGTCTTGGTTTATTGTAAATGCCATTATGGTAATGAATTAAGAAGGGTAACTCCTGCGAACCTACAATGGTTTCATTAGCGACTCGACCTAAATGTGGTTTAGACAATCTTATCTTAGCAAGATTTTGTGTAATAAACATATCACTAATTTTCACACGATCATCATGGAAGTTAATAATTTTCGCTAAAGTCTTAAAATCATATTCTTCATTTTCTACTTCAATGAATGTGTTTATAATCTTTTGACCAAAAGGATCGACCATTCTGCCTGCTGAATTACAGCCTATAAGCGCATGATTTGGTAAAATTCTATTATATGGACTTAACCCATAATTAATAATATCATAATCACACCAAAAAATGTCTCCGTGTTTTTTAGCAAACTGATGATAAGCTAACCATCTAAGATAACATGATCTAGAATATTCACAGTCCCAGTCTATAGTGTATTTACATAAATTAGATTCTTCGAACTTATCAAATTTTAGAGTAAAATAATCCTCGTCTTTTTCAATATCTTCTTCGCTTAAAACAAAAGCTTCCCATCCATTTGTTTCCCAGCTTTTCTTCCAATAATCAATCATAGGATAGCATTGTTCTGTAAATGCCATAGTCCCCTCATTATTTTTTAGCGATGTGTAAAAACAAGCTACTTTATTGGTTTTACTCATAAGAAATTTTTATCCTGAGTTTCTTCTGGATGATTAATAAAATCCAATAACTTATTTGGTTCACATAATTTACAACACACCTGACATTTTTCTTTATAATTCAGAGATCTAACATATTTTATTGCTTCTTTACGTTGTTCTGACTGCCAAATATCTTTAAAGGAATCTGTATTAATATTACCGAATGATAATTTGGGGTCGTCAGGATGATATGTGCAAACTTTTACATCTCCTGCCGCTGTTAATATTGGTTCAAAAAAATGACCCTCACAACTTCTAAAAGAAAATGCTGTACCGTTTTGTAAGTCTCTTCGTTTATCATCACTGAGGTTGATCTTTTTCATTTGTTCTTTAGGCAGATGGTCTAGATAATCCCACACTTCTATATTAATTTCTGCTGTGCCAGTTTCTTTATATGCTGTTTCCGCTTCTTTGTAAAATCTTGGAAGGATAGGTCTAAATTGTAAATATGATATATTATCACTTTCATTTACCCAATTAACTAAATCCTCAGCATGTCGCATAGAGATATTAGGACCAACATTACAATTAATACCAATACGACAATCACCCATTCCACGCATTGTTTCAATATTTCTTTTAATAACCTTAACACCATCAACCTCTTTCCATTCTTTGTATTTTTGTTCATCTAAGGTGTCAAGAGAAATACGAATCCAGTTAAAGTTTTCGGCTATCAATTGACAGTATTTAGTTTTGAATACAGCATTGGTCATCATTCCTAATTCTAGACCAGCTTTTTTGGCTGATATAACAGCCTCTTCAAAGTGAGGATAAAATGTAGGTTCACCCTGACCAGCAAATGTTACAGCTTTACCTCCCATGTTAGCAAAGTCTATAAAATACTTTTTAAGAGCATCTATACTGATGTGCAATCCAGCTTTATTATCTCTCCCTAATTCTGTAATGCACCAATAACAGGCCATATTGCACTTATCTGTCAGACCTACTTCCATAAAAATAGGACAATCAGTATCACCGTGAGTAGTATACTGATGTAGCTTATCTAAATGCAGTAGCATTTTTGCTTGCGTTGCAAACGGATTGTCACCCGAAAAGGTTGTATAATTATTATTCATGATATTTGCAAATTCTATCTATGCCATCATGTATAGAGATTTGCTGTTCAAAACCTAGACTTTTTAATTTGTTCACATCTAAAAACATATCTTTGACTTGTGCAATCTTATGAAACTCAGGAGGTTCAATATCAATAAAGTTAGATCTAGAGTTTGTTTTCATCTTCGTATATTCCATTATAGATTTAAAATCTTGAGGTATCCCACTCCCGATATTTATTATTGTATTTTTTGATGCTTTGTCAACACACAATTTTATAGCCCTGCAAACATCTTCTACATGCATAAAATCACGAACGTCAGATCCTCCATTATATAATTTAATGTCTTTATTATCAATTATCTGTTTTATCATAAATTGCAATGCGTTTCTTTTACTAGAAACATTAGTAGCATGCTCTCCATATACATTACATAGTCTTAGTATTCTATAATTTAAATTAAATGTATTGCAGTAAGAGATTATCAGTTGTTCCGCTGTTCTTTTAGTTATTGAGTAAAAGCCTTTAGGGTTGCAGTAACTATCTTCTTTTGCAGGATACTCTGTATCTCCGTATACAAACCAAGAGCTTATAAAATTAAAAACATTGTTGGGACATAATTCCTTAAAACGTTCTAATACTTGTACTAATTTAATTAAGTTGGTTTTTATGTCTATAAATGGATTATCAAAAATATTGTAATTATGATTTGTACTAATTAAATATAAAACATCGCTATCATGCAAAGGAGAATCACCATTTCTTGCAACAGGATAACCTCCATAAGAGTAAACGAATTGATCTCCTATAAAACCACTAGAGCCAAAGATAGAAATCAGATTTGTCATAATTTTTGTATGCTGCAAGGGATATTAAAAATTTTGCTAATCCAGTAGACAAAGCCAGAACCCCAATCATAAACGCTGTGAGAGGTATTCTTTTTGCTTTGTGAAAGTATCTTAATATCAAGAGCAGTATATAATAACTTTTCGTCTTGAATGTCTGCGTTCTGAAAGTCTGTAAAAGTTAATGTTGATGGAGCGTATGAAGTATGACAGCTCTGTGTATGTAATACATGAATATTCTCGTCTTTATTGTGTTCTAATATATATTGTTTAAATTCATTGCAGTCTGACATCACTACCAAATTTTTACAATCAATGGTTTTTAAGTGGTTAACAATGATCTGATAGTATGTTTCATAGCTATGATTAAAATCACGATAATTGCTATTTTGCTGTATAGATGCTGAATAGCTTTTCATTTGCTCTTTTAAATTAGTTAATATTTGCATATCACCCAGCCTAAAGTGAATCACCTCATAATCGTCTGGAATCTTAGCTTTAACGCCCAGATTAAATAGTGTCTCTATAGAGGTGTCGAATTTAATATTATCACGGAAAAAGCTACTACAAGCCTCTGATGGACAGAACTTTTCAAGATATACCGTGGCATTAGATTGATAATTAGGGACTAGTAAAACATCGGAGAAAAATGAGCTTAGAGTAACAGTTTCATCTGGACAAAAATTAATTAAATTTCTTAATGTAGAATTAAGTTGTAAAGACCAAGGCAGTCCATTCTTATTAATATCCGATTCGATTTCTAAGTCTATAATATTATCTGGCGTATAGTCCAAATCGCATGATGTTTTTATATATTTACCCATAGGATGATGCCTAAAGTCAATATAAAAGTTCACATCTTTATCTTTAAGTTTGTCATAAAGATATATAGAGCCTCTTAAAAAATCTCCAATTCCACCACTAAATTTAGTGCTGTATGAGTTAACTACATTTTTCAAGCCTTTAGGAATTTCATACTCAAAAATAGTTAGATACTCAAATTCTGATAGATTATATGTATCCTTATAAATTTCACGAATAAAATTATGTAATGGGAATAGACCTTTAGATTTGCATATAGCGAGACTAGTTTTTACTAATAGTTCATGCAGTTTATATTCTCTATAATTAAATGTAGAAAGATAATTTTGAAGCTCTGTAATATTCCAGTCGTGTTCTACATAACTTTTCAGAGCTTGTTCTGGTGGAATAGAAACGTGTTTTATAAAATGTTCTAATTCTTTATTTGACTTCTTATCCATTGATATGTTTTTTCTAAACCTGTTCTTAAAGGTAGTGAAGGCTCCCAGTTAAGCTGTTCTCTAATTAGTCTATTATCAGAATTGCGGCCATTGACACCTACCGGACCACGAATATTTCTTATATTAAGTGTTTTCCCAGAAATGTCTATAATTAATTTTGCAAAGTCATTGATGCTCAACATCTCTGTTGAACCAATATTAACAGGTCCACAGAAATTTGACCGGGTTAATTTTAGCACACCTTCTATACACTCATCAATATACAGAAAAGATCTTGTCTGTTTCCCGCTTCCCCAAACTTCTATAGATGTATTGTCTTTAGCTTTGGCGACTTTACGGCACAATGCTGCTGGTGCTTTTTCTCTACCTCCATGCCACGCACCTTCTGGTCCAAAAATATTATGAAATCTAGCAATATGCGTATTGACAGAATAATTCCTTTTGGCTGATAGATATAATCTTTCACTAAATAATTTTTCCCAGCCGTATTCACTATCAGGACTAGCAGGATAAGCAGAATCTTCATGACATCTAGGATTATCTGGATCTAACTGATTATAGGATGGATACATGCAAGCACTACTACTATAAAATATATTTCGTATTCCTCGACCAATCAACATATTACTAACATTTAAATTAATTTGCGCTGAGTTGTGCATGATACTATAATCATTATCTCCCGTAAAAATATATCCAGCACCACCCATATCAGCAGCTAATTGATAAACTTCATTAAATATTTGGGGATGAGTGATAGCATTATCCACCACAGAAAGATCTCTTAAATCACCGATAATAAATTCATCTGCTTCTGTTTCAGAAAACTCAGGATGTTTAAGATCTACTCCACGAACCCAGTATCCTTCGGATTTAAGTTTTTTAACTAAGTGCGAACCTATAAAACCACCAGCACCTAGAACTAAAGCTGTTTTACTCATTAAAAAATGTCTCACTGTTTATATTTTTATCATCTATAAATAAATCATATACAGGTTTACCTAAGTGTAGTTGATGGTATTTTACTAACCATTTAGCTAATTGTTGTTCTGTTAACTTTCTCCAATCGTGGCCTGTTCTTGTTCCTCTTGCTGTCCAATATATAATCTGATTACCTTGGTTGTATAAATCATTCATCTTAGCTATCCTTTCATATAAAGGTGTAGCTTTCCAATATTCACCAGACTCTGGTGTGGAGCATATTGTATTATCTATATCTACATATATTATCATGATTTATAATCGCTAAATGCCATAGGTCTGTATTGTAGAGATAAACTATTACGCTCTACTCCCGGTTGACTCTTCCCTCTTTTGTGAAAGCCGTATGTGTTTAAAGCAATAAAAGTATTGGCTGGCCCTTGCATAGTTATAGGATCATCAAAACCATTATCTTTAATAGCTTGTTCTTCATCTTCTTCTGTACCAAACTCTGATAGTCTAAAAGACTTATCCTTAGCATTAGGGTCTAGTGATCTTTCATAATCCCATGCAATTCTATTGGATACAGGTAAGCTGGATTGAGGTACTAAACTTAAAGCTCCATTTTCTTCCGTGATTTTATCTATATATAGCCAACACTTTAATGTAGGCTGAAAAGTATCTGTATGCCATTTATATTGAGGGTCATCCGTAGTATGTTTATAGTGCCACATTTGAGTCCTCGGATATCCGTTATCGCCATCAGAACCAAAATGAGGAACACCAAGCAGCGATTGAAAAAAAGCATTGGCTTGGGGATCTCTAATTGCGTCAGTAAAATTAAGATTTCTTGATGGCTGACTATTTGTACGCATGTCGTCTACGACACTTTTTAAATACTCTAGATTCTCATCAGTGACAAAGTTTCTAATATATATAAACCCATTATTGGCAAACATTTTAGGATAGTCTATGTAACCGTTGGGTTTATCTTCATCATTTTCCACTGTTGGTATTCTATTGCTGTAAATATTATATGACAACAATATTCTATATATATGTAATCCTTTAGAATTTAACGCAGGTGCCTCTATAAACTTTTGGTTAGATAAAATTATAGACCAAGCTTGACTTCCTGACGCATTAATTTCAGACTCTAGCTCTTCTATAGTATTACCTGTAATATCTTTAAAAATATTTTTTTGTTCTATAGTGAATTTATCTAAATATGTGATCATATTATCTCCAGTTGTGATATGATGTTCTTTTATTATTAATATAAACTATTTCTATATTATGGGCTTTTAAATGTTCTTGAAATTGATATTCTACATTGTCTCCATATTGTAGCCAGCAATCTTCGTACTTAGGATCGTATGGATACGCTTCTTCTTGTAGATATAAAGATGTAAAAATATTCATAGAATTTTGACTGCCAAAAGCAAATCCATCACACATGTATTTATCCATAAAAATCATAGGAGCAACACAGTCCCATCCGCCAAATAGAAATATCTTGTTATCTATATTATCGTGAGCCTCTACTATCTTTTCGATATCCACATTTATCATAGGGGCTAGTTCAAATCTAGACCGTACAACAATATCGTAGGTATTTTCTGGAAGAAGATTATTACATTCATATAGTTTGTATAACTGTCTTTTTCGTAGCCATTGCCACTTAGTAAGATTTTGATCTTCTAATGATTCTTTTAAATCTTCATGTAGAATTTTACTTGTAAGATTATATTTTCCTAAAATATTATTGATCAAACTTTGAACAAATTTTTCTGGTACTGGATATATAATCCCATATTCAGGTTGATTTTTTCTCCAACCAACTCCAGCAGGACAGTATTGATGAACTTTTCCTGATTGTGGTAGACTAGCATTTAAATTAACCCTTTGCGATACTAAATCAGAAGATAAAGCATACATATCCATGTCAGGTGTTAAAACATGGTACTCCATTGTAGAAAAAGCTTTATTGAAACCATTCAATTGTCCAGAATAACAAAATGCTGTTTTCATTATTTTACCCCTATCTCTTTCCATAACTGTTCATATGTATTAAACTCCCACTCATAATCTATATCAAAAGCCTCGATCTCAGGCATAGAATATAATTCTATATCTCCAAACGTATTAAAATTACCCATCCATATACCTTCTCCAATACTGTCAAGTTTACCAGCATATAGACAATGTGCTGCTTCTTTAATTGTATTAGCAGTTTTAGTATTCATAACGCTTTCAGAAAGCGGTGTTAAAAAATTATTGTTTTCATCCCAAAAATAATTCTTTTTTTCTATCACACCAAACATGCCATCTTTATCAGAATTGCAATAATCAAAGTAAAATTTTTCTATAGTATTTAATGTCATAAATGGAGAGCAGGCGTTAACAAGCACAACGTATTTATGGGGTATTTTATTCCACCATTCATATATTTCAGTCATAGGGGAACCTTCTGACATAGCAGATCGTTCACTTCTAGTAAATATATTTAAAGGATACTTAGAACACAGTTCTATAAGTTCTGGCTCATATACTGACAACCAAATATTTTTATTAGGTATGGTACTATCAGACAATTTTGATAAACAAATATCCATTAATGTTGTACCATTAAAATCACGAATCATTTTTCTAGGACATCGTTGAGATGACAATCTGGCTTGTACTATTACAGCTACGTCTTCAATATTTTTCATTTATTTCTTTTCTCAGGATTAAGCAGGTAGTCCGGATAATCTTCTCCTAGTTTCGACTGTAGTACTTTGTGACTAAAATTACATCCGTAACCATAGCCTAAATTTGTAAATCTTGTTTCTTTACCAATATCATGTAATACATAATCCCAAAAAGTCAAATATTGTTCTTCGTATTTTGTCACAATTTGACTTTCAGAACCTTTGTCGCTCTGAGGTTTCTCGGGTTGAAAACTATTTGTATATACTTTTTTATTATCTTTTGTTATATAACCATCCATACCAGCAACATCAATTTGCCTAGCTTTTAAAATACACAACAAAGCAATGATTCTACATATAGCCCCTACTCTGGAATGATATCTAGAATGAGCAAAAGAAATTCTATCTGGATATTTACTACAAAAGGGTTGCCAGAAAGATGTTATAGATCGATTTTCAAAACAAATGTGTGTGTCTCTATGAGTATATAGATATTGATTTAATACGGGAGATGATAAGTCTATTTCGTCTCCCAAGAATACTATAGAGAAATCCATATCTGCAAACTGATTATTCAGGAAAAAATGATTACATGTTACTACATGATCATAATCATCAGTATTAAAATTTTGTTTACCCGATGGTCCTCCCCCTAATACTAAAATCTTTTTATCTTTTATAGTAGAAAAAAAAGGATGTTGTTGATATATAGCTTCATTGTCGATAAACAAATCATATTGTTTGTTTTGAGAGTAATCAATTCTCTCTTTGATATATGATTCACCTTTATACTTATCATTAATAAAGTCATGAACATTAGATACAAATGAACATTCTTGTAGTTCATTTTGTAGTTCGTTTTTTTGAGTTGACCATATCACGAATAAAAGTCCCCTATATGTAATACGTTTTCTGATTCTACATGTTTAATGCTCTCAAGATATTCTTTAGTAAAAAATTTAGGAGGACTATCACACGCACTTACTAAATGTTTACTAGGTACATTATTAAGTGTTGATATCCAATGGTAAATAGATTGGTTTGACAGAAAATTAAGTTTAATTCCATATTTCTGTAAATTTAATTTAATCTTGTCTGACATTAATATGAATGATCGTAAGTACTCAAAAAATCCCAATTTATTTCCCTGTTCTCCATGAGCAGCTCGTCCAGTATTAAATTCTCCAAAACCTAAAACTCTAATATCCTTTAAATTAATGCAATAGTTTATAATTGTAGGAAGGAGAAAAGCAGAAAATTTATCTATATTATACTTAGCTTTTCTATGTTCATATTTTCTGTCCCCCTGATAAACCATTAATTCGTCTCTCCAGAAGACACCCAAGGGCATTGCATGTGAGCATATCATGCTTTGATTGACCGGTTTTGAGTAACATTTATCAAAACATTTAGACCAAGTAGGATAGATTGATATTGAATTTGGTATCCCTTCGTTCAACTTAGAAGCAGAGGTCGAGAAGCCTAATTCTATAAAATCTTCATACATGTCTAAAAATATCAGAGAAGTATTGTTAGGAATCGTACTATTATGAAAATTGACTCCGCATTTTTCCCTAAGTCGAGAGTAAATTTTATTCCAACTAGTTGGGTCAGAAAATGAAAAAAAATCAGGAGCATACTCTATTGTTGCAAAATGTTCCATTGCTCCACTAAATGCTAAAATGTAATATCCTTCATCCTTCTGTCGTTTAAAAAAGTCTGCATTATATGTTTTAGTATCATGAGAAGGGCCTACTATCAAAAGTTTTTTTACTACATCTAGATCTTTTATGTTATATTTACTAAGAAACTCTTCTTTGTCTTGGTCTTGTCTATTAAGCACAGCATCATACAACTTTTCAACAGATTCTGACTGGTTCGTTATAACTCCAATACCCTTATTATTTATATATAAAGAAGCCTCCTTCTCTTTTTTTTTGGGTTTGGGTTTAGCTTTGCATAAATATGGCTGTATCTTTTTAAATTGTTCTTCATTCATATGTAAACTCATTTTTTAATATTGATAACATTAAAGAATCCCAATATTTACCACGAGTAAAATGATGTTTTCGTAAAATACCTTCGTCCTGAAATCCAATATGTCTATAAATATCTAAAGCCTGATTGTTGCTATATACTTCACACCAAATCTTATTAAGATTTAGTTCTGTAAACCCATACTGAATTAAAATACGCAAAGCATCTGAGCCATAACCACCACCTTTGTAATGAGGATGACCTATGTATATACCAAACTCTGCGTGTCTAGCAATCCAATTGATATAATATAGACCGCAATGACCGATTAGTGTATTTGTATCTTTATCATGAATTTCAAAGTTTACCTGATTAGGATCAGACGCAATGTTATTATACCAGTTTTTTTGCATGGTATCACTGATTTCACGGTACTCTCTAAAGTACTGCCTCATATCAGGATCGTTACGCCATTCACGAAGTTGATCTAACGAATCTTCGTTTACTGCTGTAAGACACGATTTTTTACCTTCTAACATCCGATTCCTCTAAAATTTTATCTGTCTCAATATCACACTCAGCCATATTACCTATAATATTATAGTAATCCTTAGCGGCAATACAATTTTCTAAAAACGGTCTTTTGGTAGTTAAATTCTGCAAAGTTAATCTTTCTCCTTTTTTTATATCCTGAGAGGCTACCACAGATCTCATAGCTTTGGTAAATTCTTTTTCGCTATTTGTAACATCATGATTAGTAGACTTACACATCAATTCAGCTTCTTTAATCATATCTATCATTATTCTAAGTTTTTCAGGAGGCATAGCGAACTTATGGTCCGGACCCTCTAGATGATTACATAAGGTAAAATGTTTTTCAATACAGGTAGCTCCCTTTGCTACAGCCAGTGACGGTGTAAATGCTTCTAAAGTATGATCTGACAGTCCCATTTTAATAGCTTGGTCTGTACCATAATTCCTAAACCAAATACCTCCCATTTTGGCAGGTAGGAACTGTTCTTTGATTTTGTCTAATTGATTAAGATTAATGTCTTCAATCGGTGTTGGATAAGCATTATTACAGTGCAGTACTGTTATATCTGCTTCTTCATACTCTTGTCTAATAATACTAATAGTTTCTTGTATTGATTTAAGTGTAGATCCTATGCCAGCAGAAAATATAATAGGTAGTTTTGTGGAGGCTACCATTCTTACAAATCTAGGATCAGTAGATTCAAAGCCAGAAATTTTAAGCCTTTTAACTCCTAGATCAACTAACTCTTCTACTGCTGACTCGTCAAATGGGGTAGACATAAATTCTATACCAGCATAGTCGCAATATCCTTTAAGTTCTTTTTGCCATGCTCTAGGCAGTTCTATATTTTTAATTAATTTATTAATATTTTTATAGCCAGCAAAGTCCGGAGTATTTTTACTATATAATGTTTCCGATGAATAGGTTTGAAACTTAACAGCACTTGCACCAGCACCTTTAGCAACATCTATTAAATTTATTGCTTGTTCAAACTTTCTGTCGTGGTTTGCTCCAGCTTCAGCTATTACAAATGTTTTCATAATCTATATCTGTATATAATGGTAAGTTTAGTATTTTACTGTGTAGTTTTTCTAGATTATGTAATTTACGAAATGATTGTTGACCATTCTTATAAAAATCCATCATGTGTAACATAGGGTAGTGTCTAGCTATTTTGTGCTTATCCACAATCTTGTCAGCTTCATCCGTAATAGATGTAGCAAAATAGTAAGAAGATTTATCATCATGGTTAAGTAAATCAAATTTATTTTGAAGTTTTTTGAAATTTTCTTGTCTATGCTTTAGGTTATTTGTATATTTTTTTAATTGAGACAGTGCTATCGTAGCATTTAAATTATTCATATAAAATTTAAAACCATCTTTTTTGATAGTATATGCATTGCCTTCAGGTTCTCTACCGAAATTTTTGTATGATCTACAATAATCAGCAGCTTGCTTATCATCAGTAGCAATCATTCCTCCGTCTGACGCACATATTGGTTTGTATGGATGAAAAGAAAAGAATGTATAATCAGCATTTATAGTAGGTGTAACGCAGTGGGCGCTATCTACTATAACTATTTCGTCTCCAAACAAGTTAAAGTTATCAATATTAGATACGCCTCCATACAATACAGGCATGACTATTGTTTTCCTAGATGATGTCTGTTCTCTAAGAGTATGATAATGTTTGGATGAAAATTGTAGGTTGTCGTCAACGTCTACAAAATGAATAGTATGTCCAAAATGTCTTGCTGCCCATAATGGAGAGGTAAAACCTAAAGATGTTGTATATAGATTACATGATCCATACTTTTCTTGCATATATGCAAACAGAATAAAAGCAGACGCTGATGCTGAACTTGTAGATATATTGTGTTGTTTGTTGGAAAAAAACGAGAAAGCCTCTTCAAACAGCGGAACATTAGAGCCGAAACCTAAATCTCCAGACCTAATAACTTCACTTATTATATCTGTATCTTCTTCACTGATGTTGCTTGCAAATAATTTCATATTTATATTATATGTGGAAGTAGTTCATGCAAAAGTATAGTGGTCTTTCATATTTCTCTGGTTTGCGAGAAAATAATATATGAGAACCTACTTCTGCATTATTCCAGTGAGAATATCTTGGACCTCTCAATATTCTACGCAAAAGTTTAGGATCTAGTCTGTATGTTACATAGTTATCATCATCAAAATCTTTTTCATCTATTATAGAGTAACCCTTACCAGAACAAGAGACAAGAGCCATTTTATTATCTGGTAGATAGATATATATATTTGTTGATGTGCTGAAGTTTAGTTGCTCTCTTTTAGCATTATATCTACTATACGCACTATCTATTAGTTCAAGGAATTGATCTAATGTTACATCATCATCAGATTCATAATCATATTTATACTGTGACAAGACTTCTTCTACATATTTTAGTTTTTCATTAATATCTATTGACTCATACTTCTTAGAAGCTTTACCTGTTTCCAAATTAAAAGACTCTAAAGAATTTAATAGTAGTCCTGATGCAAAAGGACATCGTTTTTGATAGAATTCTAAAGCGTCTTGTAGTTCAGGTACTACCCTATATTTTTCTAGATAAGCAAACTTACCTCTCAACGTATAAGTTCCCGCAAATGGAATATAATATTTAGGTTTAATTTTATCTATATATTGCTTACCCATATTTAAAAAGTGTAACTTCTTTTGAGGTCCATACACTTCCAGCTTTTCTGAAACAGTGTAATTCTCCCAACATTGAGGATAACATCCTGCCCCAGCATAACCGACTAACAGTAGATCAATAGCTGGATGGTTTCCAAGTACAACATCTAACGTCTTCGTAGACAGAAGAAACGGGCAGTCGTTAACATTTAATATAGTCTGATCGCCATTTTCTATAACAGCCATAGTGTCTATACCTGTAGAACCCATCTTACTTTCCATCTTTCCACAACCAAAGAATTTATAACATTCTTCGGGGTTGCAGTTATCTGCTGCATAGATATGAATATTTAATCCATCTCCACATTCAAACTTTTCTCCATGAGGAAGTTCGATAACTTTTCTTCCCCAGCTTTCTAGGTTCTTTTTAACAAATTTTTCTTCATAAGTATGAATGAGTATAGGAATATCTTCATTAATATTCTCTAGAGTTTCTTTGCTCATGTGGTCTGGATGAATATGTGATATATAGATATAGTCTACATCATCAAACATTTTCCAGTCTACATCTATCGGAGGATAGTGTGTCCATGATCCATAATATTCATTTCCTACGAACCAAGGGTCTGTTAAAATCTTGGTATCTTTATGTTCTATCAAAACTGTAGCTGAAGCGATATGTGTTACTTTCATTAGTCTTCGCTTTCCTCAGATCCTTTACTAATTAAATTAGATAAACTATTATAATCATTACTGATATGCAGTGCTGAATTAAAATGTGGTCCTGTATATTTTTGCCATGACTGATAACTTCTATTAGAATACTGTGGTCTAACAGATAAAAGATTCTTGTCTGGTACTTTGTATGTAAAATCTAACTCAGTTTCTGCTAACATATCTTCATGTAGCTTTTCTCCCGGTCTTAACCCCATAACTTCATAGTTAATTTTATTTTGAGTCATATGTTCTAATGCTTTTATAATAGTCTCCATACCGAATGAATTAATCTGAGGAATAAAAACTTCTCCCCCTTCACAGCATTCGACAGCATCGAGAACAGTATCAACCGCATCTTGGATTGTAAACAAAAATCTTGTCATATCCATAGAGGTTACTCTAATATTTTTATTATTTTCAATTAATTCTAACCATAAAGGGATAAAAGATCCTCTACTACAGATAACATTACCATACCTGACTGATGCAAATACGGTTTTACTTGAACTGTAGTCATAATTAGTAAACACACGTTCAGCTATAAATTTAGAAGAACCATAAACATTGACAGGTTGACACGCCTTATCTGTAGAAATTAAAATACATTTAGTAATATCATTCCTTAGTGCTGCCTTAGCTACATTTTCTGAGCCTTGAATGTTTGTTTTTATACATTCATCTGGATACATTTCCATATCATCAATTCTTTTAAGTGCAGCCGTGTGAATGATGATGTCTGGTTTGTGTCTAATTAGAGAAGTGTTAAGTTTATCAAAATCTCTAATATCACCAATGATTTTAGTAATATTAGTATTACCAAAAAACAGTGCTTGTTTACCTTCATCTCTACTATAGACAATAGGATGACCTTGACCTTCTACAATTCTCTTAACCAAAGCCTTACCAAGTGTGCCGGTTCCACCTGTGATAAGAATTTTCTGTCCTTTAAAATTCATCTCTAATATCCTCTAAGCTTTTTCCTCGGTTTTAATTCACTGTCAGTTATTTCTATCTTACCGTTTCCTAAAGCAATCTCAAGTTCTCTAATGCCTTTTACTAATTTTATCAATCCTTGAGGTTCTACAGAGGCTAGATGGTCTGAGCCCCACATAGATCTATCTAAAGTAATATGTCTTTCTATCATAGTAGCCCCTAAATATATGGCAGCTACAGATGTTCCCAACCTGAACTCATGACCACTATAGCCTGTTTTGCAACCATACCTAGTTTTGAGTGTTTTGATACATTGTAAATTTAAGTCTTCTAATGCGGCTGGGTATGATGAATTGCAATGTAGTATAACAAAGTCTTTTGTATTCCTCTGCAAAATCTCAACAGCTTGATCTATCTCTTGAACTGTACTCATACCTGTGGATAGGATGATTTGTTTACCAGTGTCACAACTAGCTTGGAGTAACTTATAATTAGTCAACATGGCAGAGGGGATTTTAATAAATGGTACATCATATTGATTTAAAAACTTTAGACTATCTAAATCCCAAGGACTTGCTGACCAAGATATGCCTTTATCTTTGCAATGTTTATCAATGCAGTCATACTGTATCTGACTAAACTCCATACGGTCTTTGTATTCTAGATAGGTCATCTGACCCCAAGGAGTATCTTTGGGTTGGTTTTTTTGATGTTCTGGTACGCATAAAATCGGATTACGTTTTTGGAATTTCACAGCATTGCAACCAGCAAATGCAGCAACATCAATTAGCTTTTTAGCTATATCCATACTACCATTATGGTTAATACCAATTTCAGCTATAATATAAGTTGGGTTCATAAACTTACCCTTGGAATAATTTCATGAATGTAAGAATTTTTAGAAATAGTAGAAAGATTAACACCACGACCTTTGAGCCATAAGTACCACTCCTTACTCATATTAATATTTCTAGATATCTCGTCATCTAACATTTTACTAGCTGGGTTGACCAATTGTTCAGTGCTTAGTGCGTGGTCATAGAAGTGGTGAGATGTTGTAGTTCCGGGTTTCTCATGATCCCAACCTAGAGTAATGATATTAGAAAAACCTAAGTGGTGTGCTAGGTAAAAAACAAGTTCTGCAATTAATCCCGGTCCCCAAGGTCTTTCATACTTATTATCTAAAGTATAATTATCAAAATCTAAACTATTACATAAAGCCTTAGAAAAATCTTGATCTTGCTCTATAGGAGTGAATACATCCCATTTAGCTAACTTTGATACTTGTTCTGCTGTTCCTTCCAGCCTGCAACTTACAAATCTAATAACAGAATCCAAATCAGGATATGTCATAAGATTATTATCATTAATTATATGATAATCTATAAGAGCTGGGTCAGTAAAGAATGCTTGCTTAATAGATATAACACAATTATCCCTTAGAACTTCTTCTAGTTGCTCTAAGTTATAATCTTTCAAAGATGGCCCACATCCTAGAACATAGCATGTCTCACCTTTATGTATATTATGTAAAGATTTTATTTTGTCTTTACATCTACTTAATTTATTAAGTCCAGCTTTTAAAGCCGTAATGTCCTGCATATTTTATTTTTGTAATTTATTATATGCTACTAACGCTAGTACTGCGCCAGCGGCTCCCATGAAAATACCAGTTGGTCCGAAGGCACCATCAAATCCTAGTAAGTAATTTGCAGCACCACCCATATATGAACCAACAACGCCAAGTGCTACGGTTTGAACGAACCCCATTTTTTCTTCGCCGGGAACTACTGTCTTAGCGATTGAGCCTACGACTACACCATAAACGCACCATACTAATATACTAATCATTTGTTGCCTCCAGTAAAGCATTGGTTTCTGAAAGTGATATTTGATTCCCTACGTTAAGAATGGCGGACTCCAATTCACACCTATATTTTTTGTATTGTTCTCTACTCATGGCTTTTCGCATTTCTTTGCGTAATCTCCATTTGGCTAAAGTCCTTTGATGGCAAAAGTCTTTTATATCTGTATATATATCTTCAGAATCTGAACGTTGATTTCTTTTATTGCATTCTTGAACAACTCTAATGGCAGTTATGCAAATGCTAATAACCATCAATAAAGCTATTATACTACCAAACTTTTCATTTTCTGGTATCCTTGTTTCGCCAAGAACTTTTCTTGCTATATTTTTTAAATCATTATTCATCGATATTCAACTTCTGTTGTTTCTTCACAGTAACCACAATCTACTTTGGCGATACCATCACCACTAATATACCATCCCTTGCCTTTACAAATAGGACAGTCTTTTCTTTTGTGTTTTTGCACGAGAGGCACTATACTTGCTTTTACTGAAGCTGCTGCTATAGTAACAATAGCTGTAACAGGCCGGTAAACGCTTGTAGACATAATAAGACTCATGCCAAGAATAGCTAATAATATTTTAGTATTAATCATTTGAACCACCTATCAAGTAAATCTTTTAATGGTGTCTTCTTTTTTCTAGGTTCTACTATGTTTATGTTAGGATTAAATACTTTAATTATAGCCATTATAAAGTTAGTGATAGTTTTCACTAAGGCGTTAATAGCTAGCATGTCTAAGAAACCTTTATATTTACCATCTTTATTATCTGTCATAGGTAACTCTCAAATCCGTAATTAGGAAGTTTCTGAGGAGGAAAACCATCTACATTACTATACGCATAAGCACCACTGCCTCTGAGCATACTGGCGGCTATATCTGCGTGTATTAAAAAACTACCATCTGGAATAGGACCCCATGCTGGATGTCCTCCAGAGTTCCATTTACCCCAGCTATTTTGTACTAGAAATGCTGGTTCGCTACCTGTATCGTCACAAGCCGTCCAGCACATAGCGTGATTCCATGACCCACTTTTTCTCGCAAATCCCTTAGAGTCTCTATTATTAGAAAATCCATAACCACTACATACACTTATACCATACCCATTAGCTAAGGCATCTCTTGCTTGATCTACAGTTTTAATTAGTGAAGTAGTTTTAACTTGATTATCATCAGCAATTTTCTTTAACGATTCGGGTACGCCTCTTGTTCCCCATTTAGTACCAATAGAACTTTTATATTTACTTAGATCAGCAATACCGGGATAATTTTTTCTTAAAACAATCCCACCCATTTTGCTCACAAATTGTGTTGCTCTACTACAACTCATACCCTGACCACCATGACCTCTGCAACCATAAATAGCTTCAGTAGCACCGCGAGTAACCCATCCTTCACTTTCACCCTTAACATGAATTTCAACAGCTCTACTCAAATCAGATCCGTTACGAGTAGAATGACTCACGCAATCTCCTGTGGTTTGTCTTTCTTCATAAGCTTTTGGGTCAAATTTTAATACACTTTTAAATGGTGTGCTTAATTGACCTTTACCGCTATTCCTAATCATAGAATCAGCATCACCAAACAAAGGATATTTTAAAGTAGAAACAAATTCATCAAAGTGTTCCTGCTCCCAAATAGCCCCAGAAAAACCTTGGTCATACATTCTGTTTAATGTACTAGGAGTATATCGTGGCATTATTTGCTTCCCTCTAAACAGGCCCATGATAAAGCTTGAAAGCAATCTATGCTTTTTTGCCTTAGTTCTTCAGTCATACTTTTATTTTCGTTACCTATAGTAGATACTAATAGGTCTTCTGCTGCTTTGCCTAAACCTTTATATTTATCTTTAATATCTAAGTTCAACATATATCCTGACAAAATATTAATTTGACGAATAGTTTCAGTGTTAATAATTACTTTGTCGTTATTCTCTATACTTATAACTTTACAAACATCTCTGTATAGACCTGATAATAAAAGAGCATCTGTTTTCCTTGTGTTTGAATTACTATTCAACAAACAGTCTTTTACGACTTCAGCTAGCTTTCGTAATTCAGGATCTGTAGGAGCATCAATATCGACTGTTACAACAGAAATCGGGGAGGGGTTGATCGGTGACCAATTATTCAGTACAGGTTTAAAAACAGAACATCCTATAAGAACAAAGCCTACAATTAAAAGAATTTTTTCTTTACTCATCATTAACATCTTCCGTTGGTACTAAGTGAGGGAACATTTCGTCAGCAATTTCTACAGCTCTGGTCGCTCCGTAATCTTCAGCTAAATCTTTAGTTGTTTTCCAACTTTTAACAAGATCAAAAAACAATTTAGCGTCTTCGTCTCTGACTTCTTCTATCGTAATAATTTCATTATCTACGACAACAGCTTTCTTGGTTGTTATTTGTTTTACAATTTTAGAAATATATTCTGTAACTGCTGGAATTTTATCCTTAAATAAAACATAACCAACAATTAAGAGACCTAGATATAATGCAATATCTAAGTTAGTACTATTTTTTGCAAATTCTTCAAAGTAATTCATGTTATTTCCTTACTATTCTAGATATATCATCTAATAATTTATCTACTGGGTTATTTTCTGTTGATTGACCGTCTATGTATTTTGATTTAAAAACTCCAACATTTCTAAAAGTTGCAACCATAGCATCTATACTAGCTCCAACAAATATCATCATAAAACTTTTTACACTGTTATGAAACATTGGTTCCATAAAACTTGGTATACCGGGAATATCAATAGAACCTAATACGGTATCATAAAAGTTTTCTATCACTTCTAGGGCAACTTTTTTCTTTTCAGGCCCGCTTAGATTCTCTCCAAGTTCTTCAATAATTTGAACGACAACAGCAACCACTAATTGTAAAATTTTCCACGCTTCTGAAATAGCAAAGCGTTTTACGTCTTTAAGAGATAGTTTAACCTCTGTAATTAGTTTTAGGACTTCTTGCCGGATCAACTCTTTTGTCGTCCGAACTTGTGGGTCTTCGTTTAAAAGATGCGTTGGAATCATTATGTTCTACCTCATTGTATACTCTAATTAATTTCTCTTCTCTGCGTCCTTGCATATACTTTAAAAATATTGCTGCTTGCCCAGCAATTAAAAACACACTCTCAATAACATGACTGATAATAACAACAAGCTCGTCTCTTTGAGACTCGTTTCTAAAAAGCCCTAATAAAAACAATCCGCTGACTATAAATGTCGCTAGGGTAAACCAAAACTCGGTTGTTCTGTAACCCGGTTTCATTATGCACCGCCGCCACTAATACCGCTGGGCGTGCTATAATAAGCAACCTCATCAAATCTGGTTGTGTACGCTGTTTGAACACCACTATGAATAGGTGTGCTAATCACATGGTCATCATTAGTCTTAATACTGCCCAAAACAGGAGAAACACTTACTACGATTGTTCCGTTTTTAGGTGTGTCTGTTGTTGATACTGCTGAAGTTAAAACATCTGTCGTGTTAATTGCCATTATTTACTCCCTAATGATTATGTAATTCTAGTATATTATACACCTTTTAGCCTGAAGGTCTAACTCTTAAATAAAAATTACCCCCATTATGGTAAACATGACCAATGCTGCCTGTTACTCGAACTTCCGCAAAATGGCCAGATGGGTCATATCCTGCGATTTTAAAGTAATCACCCCCCTCTAAGTTGGGATTATACTCAGCATTAATACCGTCTTTCATAATGTTTTTATAAATATTTTCAAAATATCCCATCTTTTTTCCTTTTAGTGCTTAATGTTATTACGCTCTATTGTCTCTAAGGTTTTGCTTAAAGTCGCAATCTGTATTTTTAAATCAGTCATTACTTCTGTATTTCGTTGTAGTGCGTCTGCAAACTGTTCTTGCATTTCTTTATTCATATCTAATCTCTCATATATAAATTGTTTGTCTAAATTGTATGGAGAAAGACATTGGATCATTTTTTCCACTTCTGATTTTGTAACTAAATTTCGCCCAATGCTAACCCATATGCCAAATAGGACAATCGCTAAACTTATCCACTCTGGTAATAGATGTTTCAATAGGTCGTCCATTATTTAACCTTTCATAATATAAAATAAGCCAATGATAGACATTGGCTTATAGATTTAATAAATCGCACAATCAAAAAAACATGTTACAATATTATGTAGTTTTAGCTTCATAGTCATCATTTAACGGAAGGGCTCCACCAAACAAGTAGGTAGGACCACTAGTAAGAACACCACTATCAGCACCAAGGCTCATAGTAACATTGGCAGTTGCTGGGCTAAATGCACCACTGTAAGCATTCCATTCACCTCTGCGAATACTGCTAGTTCTATCAGTAATAGTAATTGATTCGACTTTATGAAGTGTACTGTCTTGGGCAGCTTGACCAGCAAATCGTAAGAAACCTGCTGGTGATGTTGCAAGACCTGCAACAGTATCATTCACCTGAAGGATTACACCACGATCATTATCAAGAGCAACTCCAGCACTTACGCCAGATGTAACTGCACTTAAATTAGATGTTACTCTAGAGCCAGCAATAGTAGGCTGAGTCCTTGCAAGAGTAACGTTTTTAGCATTGTTTTGATCTGCTCTTAGACCTGCGATTGCTGATCCATTATTATCTGTACTGGTTGAGGTAACAGCCCCTCCACCGGCTACTTGGATTACGGCCATGTTTTTTCTCCATTTTGCGCGTTTAGTAGAAACTTATCTTTAAATACCCCAAAAAAAAGAAAACTAAGTGATTTTATTGAAAATAATATCTAAAGCATTTAAAGTTCTAGATCTGATAGATTTTACCTTGGATTCGTATAGTAAATCTAGATGCTCTTTTAACCACAAATTCCCATTATATGGTATGGTAGCTTCAGTAGCTTCTTTTTGCAACACATCCATAGCTATAAGGTGGTCGTGAATATTGTCCAGTTTGTTACCGGAAGAGACATAGAATTTAAATATAGAATTATTATGCAGTGACTTAGCTATTCTTGCTAGTGCAGTAAAGGAAAACCTACGATACTCTAAAGTGTAAGATATATCAATCATATTTTCTACACACTTATTGAACTGGGCAGCTATTTCATTCTGAATCTGAGTATAGTTTCTATTACATAGCATTCTGTTAGGTGCTACTATTTCAACAGAATCAACGCCTTCATCTATAGCTGACTGTATCATTTCTTGTCTAATTTTATCACTATTTATACCAAAAGGGAAATCAATAGGTGATGATAAATGAATATGTTTAGGCAGTAGTTTCTTAGTTATTTTTAGATGCTGCGGCAATACACTGACTTGCTGTATTGGATATTCTAAAACATCTAACAATGTCTTTTTAAAGACTTTGTCGTTAGATTCTATATCGTGTAATGCGTATTCTATTTTCATATTTTAACCCTTATGTATATTTATATACACTACTAGGGAGATTTTATTAATCTAATATCTTATCAGCGAATCCATAATGAATAGCTTCCGAAGCATCCATATACCAATCTCCATCTTTCATCTTTTTCCTGAGCCAAGTATTAACTTTAGTTACTGTTTCTTTTGTTCCACCAAACTTATCTTTAAAATATCTACCTTTATAACAGCGTTGAGAATAAATATTAAACATAATATCACATATACGCTTTTCAAACTTTACCCAATTTTGAACATTTAAGTAGTCACCAGTAGCATCACTTGAACCATAGTGAGGCATGAAGTAAGCATTGGGAGATAAGAGACGAAAATCAGCCGCCTGCAATATAATACTACTCATACTTTCTGCTTGACCGTAAACCACCATAGTAATATATGATTTAGATAATTTAACAGTATCGTATATAGTCATACCGTCAGACCATTCTCCCCCTATACTATTCATATAAACGGTAATGGGATCACAGGATATTGCTTCTAAAAACTTGATATTTTTTAAAAATACATTAGCCATCTTAAATTCCACACCTTGATTTTGGTCGTCGTTACCAAAAAAATTATGGAGAAATACTTCTCTATATTTAGGGTTGATATTGAACCCGTGAAAATCTTGTAGTTCCATTGATCACCCTATATCTGAAATAGCTGTGGATATATCATTCATAACATTTCTGTCTTTGAATGCTTTGGCAACAGCAATCCTGAAACGATATCTTGTAAAAACATCTAATATCTCAACACCTGTCACGGCAGATATTAATTCTTGTACGCTATTAGTGATATCAAAATTGGTGTGTCCTATCCAGAAGTTAAAAATTTTACTGGAAGGAGTTTTTTCGTTATAAGGAATCACACCCATAGATGAATATAAAATTATAGCATCATTTTCTATAGCCTCTATTTCTTCCTCTTGATCTTCGTATTCCGATTCATATTCTGAATAATCACTATCGGTTGTCTCTTGTTCTTTTAACTCAGGGAAAATAAAAGGGTCTTCCCATTTTTCCCATATAATTTTACGGTTTATTAACATGTTTTATAAAATCTGTTGGTTTTACTACTAAATCTGAAACTTGTGGGTTGTCCACAAGATCTTGATATGACTGCCAAGTTAACAGCAACTCTGTAATAAAGGGAGCGTCTTTAACATTATTTACTCCCTGTTCTTCCAACATTTTAATTAGCTGAACACTAAAATGACCACTATGTACCAAAAAACATAATTTAGCTAATTTGTGTGCAGTTTCGGGTTCCGTATCATCCCACTCAGATTCTATGTAAACCTTATCGTCTCTTTGTAAAGTAAACGACAGTTTACATCTTGATTCTTTGTCTGGATTTTTAGGATAAAAGTAATTAAGTAATGATAACATTTTTAATATTATTAATAGCCTTTTTAATATTTTGCCTAACAGCCTCTTTTGTTATACTAAACTCTTTACCAATACTTTCAAGTGTTCTACTGTCATAGTAATACATTTTGATGAACTGTCTTTGTCTGGATGTTATAATATCAGAATTTAAGATTTGACCTAAATAACTCTTAATATTATTATTAGTCTCAGATTCAATCAAAATAGAGCAAGGGTCGCTCTCTCTACCAGCAATGTGGTCTTTAATGTCATTATCATCGGGAGTCTTAGAAAAATCTAAACTTTGCACCTTCTTTTTCTTATACTTCTTAGTAGCATAAGTTTGGATGGCCCATATAGCACATTGATTACGATATGAATATCTCGTTTTTGACTTACCTGTTTTGCCTTTACGATTCTTATCCCATCGCCAATCACCAATCATTATAGCATTGGCAACATCACCTACAGTTTCATCATTAGCTAGCATTTGCTGGCTAAGACCAGAGTAAATATTATTAGCAAAGGATGAAATAGTTTTCTTTGCAAGTTTAGTATAGAACGCCAAGTCTTCTAGTTTGTTTTCCATTTTTTCTCCTAGTACAAGTTCCAAAGGTCTAACTGCTGTATTATACCTTATATCGTCATTGTTGTCAATGGGTCTTTAAGTTTTTTCCCTCATGTTAGATTTGATGTTGTTATACAGCGTTCTTACTAATTGATTGGAAGCCATAGAGTCTGAGGGATAATGAACACCTTGCAGCACTCTCAAAAACCCTGTCTTATCTGCAAGTTTCATTAACTCTTTTTTGTGTTGAGGATATTTGTCTGATAAAAGTTCTGCTATAAGATATCCATACGCAGCATGTCCACTAGGATAAGAGGGTGTGTGATGGGTTTTTGTTTCTAGAACATCTATCTCTACATCTAAATATTCCGTTAATTGTGATGGTCTCGGCCTATTGTGTACTCTTTTTAGCAAAGCGAACACATGATCTATTATTCTCTCATACGTTTTAAATTCTTTTTTGTCAAACTTTAATTTATTTTCTGTCAGAAAAGGTATGAATATATTAAAAGGATCTTCATCATTCAATAGAATCTCTTTAACTTCTGTGGCAGTTCTACTCTGAGACCTTTTAGATATTAGTTTTGACTCTTCTCTTGTCTGCACACTATCATTTTTTGGAGGGTCTGAGATAATTTTCTTCCAATCGACTGTAACTAAATGAGATACTGTTTCCTTAGTGTAGTCTTTATCTAAAGATTTGTCATAAACTACATCATTTATGTCTGTTTTTTTTTTGGATTCTTCGTCAGCAGAAGTTAGTTTAGTTACAGGACTATTCTTTTCCCAAAACTTACAACTCCAATATCGAGCCTTATATTTTGGTCCGGGGTTAGTATCACACTTATGTCTTGCTCTAAAACTTTTTCTTCGTGCGTCATCATCTCTCCTAATTTCCATATTAGGATCACCAAAATTTACTTTGACTACATTACCTTTCTCATTGTTAACATATACGCTAAACTTTTTTGGCCCATCAGGAGTTCTAAAAGGTTTATTAAGTTTCACCTTCTTCTTCTCTTTTGCAATCATTTTATCGTATTCATTATAGACATCTTCGATCTGCATGTCGTATACCCATTCATTCCAAGCCTCGTCATATTCCGCTTTAGATTTTAGTAGTTCGTCATGAACCTTCTCAGCCATTGTCGTTGCTTGTATTTGAGAGAGACAGTAGGAGACTCTTTGTTCAGGCTGCATTTCTTCTTTGGCTTTGTCATCAGACATGCATCGACCAAGAAAATCTTGACGTTTTTCGCCTTTATTTGGCTTCGGTAATGGCATTATTTTCCTTTAATCTAAAGTAATTAACAGTCTGTTATACACTATTCATTGATATATTTCCAGATCGTATCAGCAGTATTCTGCCAAGTATATTTTTGTGCTGTTTTTAAACCATTTTCATTTGTTTTAACATTATTCTTATAAACCTGTTTCATGTATTCAACCGCTTGTTCTATTTGAGGCACTCCTATTTTAGCCCAATTCCCCTGTCCCTTAAACCAAATGCCATCATTAGCAGGTTCAGTGGAATCTATGTCGATAAGATAAGAGTTATCCTTAGTGCTGTATTCTGTATGAGCCGAATAATTAGTTAGAATAACAGGTTTGTTTAAAGCCATAGTCTCCATAACCTCATTGTTCCAACCCTCACCCCGAGACAGATAAATACCGCAATCAGCTTGGTTCATAACGGCTGCTAATTCTACGTGTGAATTAAGTCTAGGGAAGATCTTAATCTTATCACCAAGTTTACTAGACTTATAAACCTTATGCCACTGATTAATCTGTTCTTGATTCAGGAATGGATTGTCATTGACCATCCATAATTCTACATTATCTTTTTCTGTAAAGGTTTCATTAAATATATTAACAAGCAGATCATGACCTTTTCTAACTTCCCATTTGCCAACATTGATAAATACATACCTATCTTCCTTACGCTCTAACTCTGGATTCACTGTGGCGTTCTTGAGGTTTTCGGCATTAAATACAGATAAGTCTACCCCTAAAGGAACTATGCCGATATTGTTTGAGGGTATATTATGTTTTTCTAAAATGCTTTTAGCCCAAGAGGAAGCAACTAAGATTTTATCTGGATGATTCAGTGACGCTACTTCATTTTTCATTAAAGTGTCTAACTCAAAAAAAGTTAAAGCGCAATATTTACCTCCACCGATTCTGTTGAATAAATCATTTTGGTGCCATATCTTTAGAGATGAACTGCTTTTACATTCTGGTTTAAAAGAGTTTTCTACATCATTATGAGTTATTGATTCTAACTGTTTTGATTCTAAATTAATATTGCCACCCATAGGGAATAATGCAATTGGCGTTTTATCTCTTAATAATTGCCATACGTTTGTGGAAGTGATACCGTATCCAGTAGTAGTATTAATTGGAGCATTTAAATTAATCATGCATATATCCTATTGTGAGTATTGTTTACTTTAATAAATGTCGTATTTTTGCCCATGTCCTTTAAAGTCTTTGCTCCAATATATGTGCAACAACTTCTAAGACCACCTAAAATATCTTGTATGGTGTCTGAGGTTTTACCTTTGTATGGTATAGACACGCACTTGCCTTCGCTGGTTCTGTAATCAGCAATACCTCCACTATGTTTTTGCATAGCTTTTCTACTGCTCATACCATAAAATTGTAAAGATTCTTTTTGGTTATCTATATTATATTTCCAATTCCCATCACAGCAATCTGTTCCTGCTAACATTCCTCCAAGCATAACAAAATCAGCATTAGAGCCAAAAGCCTTACAGACATCTGCTGGAGTTGTACATCCCCCATCGCTACAAACATGGCCTCCCACGCCATGTGCAGCATCAGCACATTCTATAATAGCCGAAAGTTGTGGATATCCTACACCTGTTTTAAGTCTAGTCGTACACACACTTCCTGAACCTATACCTATTTTAACTATATCTACTCCTCCATGAAATATTAATTCTTCTGTCATTTCTGGGGTAACAACATTGCCTGCCATAATGATAATATCTGGATACCAATCTCTAATTCTTTGGATCGTATCTACAAATTTTTCATTGTAACCATTAGCTACATCAATACATAAGTTAGGTTTCTTCTGTAATTTATCATATACCATTCCTAATTTTTGTATATCATGTTCAGATATTCCTGTAGAATAAAAAGCATATTGTCTAGGGAATCTAAAGTGTTTTAATAATTCCTCGGCTTTATAATGTTTATGTAGGCACGTTATGCAATCGAATCCTGATAGGACTTCGTTCATGGATATGGAGCCTGTCGTATCCATATTAGCTGCCATAATAGGAATACAGTTTAGTTCTCTATTAGAGTGAGGGAATTTAAAAACCCTGTTCAGTACAACTTCTGATCTACTAGAGATGTTGGATCTTTTAGGTTTAATTAAAACGTCGTTAAAATCTAATTTGGTATCTTGTAAAATTTTCACTATACTATAAACACTTGAGAAGGATTGACATATAAGTTAAATTCTTTATCTTCTTCTGAAATGCTTTTATGAAAATTTACATGCTCACAGTCACCACCGGTATATATTCCTAGAAGATACGATTTAGTTTTATAAATGCAACTCCCACCAAAAGCACTTAAAACTTTGTGAGGATTAGAACCTACTGGCAATATGTAATAATAAAACCAGAACATCAGACCGTTCCTATGTCCATCAAACCAATCTGTATGCCTGTATGCCCAGCAATCATATCCTGTAAACTGTGGTTCATCCGTAAGAGCCTTGCCATTCCAATCGCCTATATTTTTATATAGATATGCGCATCCGGCCATAGCGTCTATGTTTTTTTCAACCATATGACCTACGCCGTTCACTAAACCGGGAATATAATAATCCCTCATATCAGGGTCTATAACAATGACATAATCAGAATTAGGGTGATACTCACGAACCCAGTCAAGACATTCGTTACGAGCATATGATAAGTTTATTGTTCTATCATCGCTAGTGCTAAGTCTTAAATCAGGAGCGTCTCGTTTTTCGCTCTTAAAATGAAACCAGTCATTTTCCTCAGACCATCGTTGTAAAAGCTCTACAGTATTGTCAGTAGAATCATTCTCATACAGAAAGACTTCGATATCGGGAACTTGAACCCTAAGCACTCGGACAACATCCTGAAATTTGTCTAGTTGTTCAGAGACATCTCTAACTATGCCTACTAGAATAACCTTTTTATCTTTAAGATGTTCTTTACCAACTGCTTCAAAGTGAACTAAGTTTTTATCGTGAAACTCTGATATGCAATTAGTTAAAAGTAATTTGCTAGTTTTTTGATCCATAATCTAAGAAGCACCATCTGTTAAGAGTGTCACAGTCTATCCCCGTATTAATTCTGTTAATATAGTAAAACATCTCGTCCCAAGAGTCAAATATAAATTTATGAGGAATCGTTCCAAACAACCAATCAGGAGTTTTGTTTTTACCTTGAACCATCCTAATGAGTATCGGTTTTTTCTGTCTGTTAGCCCAGAAAATTTCTTCATATGTACCGCATGGATGTGTGGCTATATCTAAATTGACAATTAGGAAATCACTAATATCAACCATACGTAAATCAATAGAACGAATTTCTTTCATTATTTCGCTCAGTTTATCATAATTTTTATTAGACTTTAGTCTATATTTATACTTAACTGTTTCTTGATTCTCAATGCCAGCTTCGGTAGGTTTGTTCAATGGATTGATAACAGATAATCCTAACCCTCTTAACATAGGGGTAATACTATCTCTCCATTCTTTACCTCCGTCTACAACTCTATCCATAGCACCAGCAAGGTAAACTCTGTGTCCGAACAGTTTTGATTTAATCATGATACACCAGAAAGAAATAATCGTTAGAGTCGTCTGACTTATGAGATGGAAGTAGTCCTAATCTCGTGTCATTCATTTTTTTCCGGCCACTCATAATACCGTTGTACGCAGCCATACCAAACACAATATAAAATAAAATATTAAGGAGCATAAATTGTAACCTCCAAAGTTTCCCAAATGTCATTCATTAATTCTGATATTATTCGCCAGTCGCCACCAGACTTGCCTGTTCCAAATTTTGGGGCGTGAATAGATACATTAAATTCTTCTGATGTTTTCATTGATCTCTGAATAGCATTAGAGATTTGATGCATACAGGATGCTAACTCTCCATAGTGAATTTTTCTTCCAAACCCTTTTGCGTGATGACACGGCATACTAGCAAAGATGATAGAATTTTTATATGAGGTTGTTTTTACTCTATAGAAATCTGCTTTGCCTAAAGTAGTTTTATTTACAAAGAAATTAGTTTCTAAGTTATTGAACTTCTTAAAACTTTCACCTAAGAACTTTGATTTAAAGGTCTGGTTATTAGAGCAGACAAACGGAACTACGATATTTGTAGAACGATCTTGTGTTAGTATTTGTTCAATAGACTCAAAGATATTCTGCTTTTTAGTCAATACGAATCGGTTTGCTGTTTTCATATTATAACCACCGATCTAGTGGGCATTTTTGATCTTTCCATGCCAACTTATTTAAAAAATCTTTATTCCTATTCACAGTGCATCCACACTCTAAACATTGATTTTCATGAAACGAGTCACACTGTTGACAGGATATGTATCTTGTATCAATATCAAACTGACTAGATTTAGGCATACCTCTATAAATATGGAAACATAAGGACTTAAAAAATGTTTTAAGTTTACTTATAATATTCCTGCCACTCTTCCCATTCTTCATCATTTGAATAACTCTGTTTCATCTGCTTGAAGGTTTTGACTTTCTGTTTAGATTCTTCTTTATCCGAAGTAACTAAACCCGGTCTAACTTTCTTATGTTTAAGATGATCTCTTCTTATTGTTTTTCGGTCTTCAAAGCTGTTCATGTTACTCACTGATTAACATTCTGACTACTCTATATAATACCATACCTACCCTCGTGTGTCAAGTGATTTTTTTAAAAATAAATAGTTGCTTAGTTCAGATTATAGATTATTAATTATGCAGGTGGGAAGGGTTAATAGGTACTATGATGCCATTACCTTCATACATCTTCTTTCCTCTATGCATAGGATCATTAAGACTTATGGCATTTTTACTATAAAGTTCTATCATAGATTTCTTGGTAAGTTTTCTTTTTAATGCAGACATGCCTAACGCCACACACCCTACAGCAAATGGATTGCTCATGCTAGTACCACTCATTTTAGCATAAGCATCATCTGGGATACAGCTAAGAATGTCATGCCCCGGAGCCAAGAAGTCCAGACTCTTTCCTGCACAACTAAAATCAGTTCTTTTAAAGTCAGAATCAATAGCAGCTATACTTATGGTCTCTGGGTATCTTGCTGGATACATAACATTATTCCTGAACCCAGAATTACCGGCAGCACAAAATATTAATATTCCTTTAGAATGAGCAAACTTGATTACATCGTGGAAGTCTTTACTATGAAGCTCACAACCTAAACTCATAGTTATCATGTCAACCCCTTGTTCAACAGCCCATAATATACCCATAGCTACTGACTGTAGTGATCCACTGCCATCTGCGTCTAAAGATTTAACGGGTAAAATTTTAGCCTTGGGGGCAACACCAACAATTCCTACACCGTTATTACACGCTGCGATAGTACCAGCGACATGACTACCATGACCATTATCGTCAGAGGGATCATCATTATTATCAATAAAATTATATCCATTATTTAATAAGTTAGGTTTTAAATCTGGATGATCTAAATCACAGCCACTATCTATGACAGCAATCTTGACACCCTCTCCCATACCGTATTGCCAATAGTCTTTAATATTAAGTTTATTAATTTCCCACCCAGTAATTTGATCCGTTCGACTGTTTAATCCATAAACATTTTCTTGAATGTAAGGTAGAAGCGAAACTTTTCTATTCTTTGATAATATCATTAACCCATCCTTTATATTTTCTAAGGTCTATAAAACCATTAACATCACCATAGTCTGAACATTTTTTATCTTGAGATCTAATAAAACATATTATACCTAATAATTTACCGTCCATGAAAACCCCACCACCACTATCTCCACCAGCGACCAACATTTCTAGCGATGTCGTTTTTTCACTTTTTGTTGTTTCTGCTAATAAAATATCATGGTTTATACTACTGATTATATTTGTCCCAGCTCTTTTTTTCAGATCCCATTTATTAATATTAACACCCGTATTAAAATTACCAGTATTTCCATAACCACACAATGATACAACTTTACCCAGAACCTTGACATCTTCATCAACCATTATGGCTTTATCGAAATCTTTTAATTTTTCACTAAGTTTACACAATGCTATATCGGATAAATTTCTGTCAGTAAATTTTGTTGCAGTATCGGCATCCTTGTGGATCAACATCTTTTCAATAAAGTATCTGTGATTTTTATATATTAAATGTACCGACTTAGTTCTTTTTTCTATTATATGAGCACTAGTAATTAGCCACTCGTCAGATAATATAACACATGAAGCATAGCCTAATAATTTCTTCTTCTCTTCTATCAAACCGTAATCTATTTCTAATGGCTGAACACAAGTAAATTTTGAGCCAAAAGCTAAGTATTTACTATCAGGAACAGAGGGACGTATAGTACCAGCAACACCAAAAGTTGTAGACAACATAAGCCCTATTGTTAGTAGTATTTTCTTCATGGTAAACCACCTTTAGCTAAGGTCTATTTTTTAATTTAGTATAGTATTTATGACAATCTTCTACTACTTCTTCATTCCAACTTTTCCAATATTTTAAATGCCCGAACATAATATGACATGGATCAGCACAGAGAGTTATAAGATTATCTGGATCTAATTCTAGTTCTGGAAATTTATGGACAGGTTTGATATGATGAACTTCTAGTTTAGATGTTTTACCACAAACAGCACAAGCTGGCTGTATTTTTAGATGCTCTTTCCGAACGGTAGACCATCTGCCTGACCTGCTAGCATATCTAAAATATCTAAAATTTAAAAAAGAGAACATTATTTTTTAGCACTTCTTGGATGACCTTTTGGTAAAAGATCATTATCTTGTTTATAATTAGGATTAGAAGGTTTACCATTTTTAAGCAAATATATAAAAGCATTAACTCTAGCCATTGCCCATCCGTCTCTACTCATTTTAGGAGCATGACTTACACTGAATGCACCAGCACCTCTCCTGTATACTGCTTTTAATGCACCTAATGTTGCTTTGCTTCCTTTACCCTTCTTATTATGTTCTTCTGCTTTTTTCTTTAATCTATCTTCAGTCTTTTTACTGAAATTGATTTTACCTTTGTCATCTTTAGCACTATCAGGTTTGTTCTTCTTTGATCCTTTTTTCTGATCTTTTTTGGGTGCAGGAGTTTTTCTAGGATCGTTTGGCCCCGGTTTGCCCTTCTGTAACGCCTCTGCGTCTTTCTCAGACTGGGCTTTTTTTAATTGGTCTTTAGTGGGTCTACCTTCTTTAACGGTCTTAGCGGGCTTATAATTCTTGCCTTCTCTTTCCTTTTTTTTACGGATATTTTCCCACAGGCCCGGTTTCTCACTGGATGTTGTAGAAAAGAGATTAAGTAAATGTTCTAAGTATTTATTGGATTGCATGTTTAATTACTCCTATATAGAAGTATAATACACTTTTCGTGTTATATTTCACGTTACCAATCGAGCGATTCACTAATTAAGGGATATTTTTCAATAAAAATTGCCTTGCATTGATTAGCAATATCCATATGTTCTTTTTGAGTACCATTAGCTGACCTCAGATTAATGTAATGAATCCAGCTTCTAATCGTTCCATTCATATACATTTTAGTGGGAGTTGCTAAAGGAAGTACAAATCTAGCACACTCTTTTGCTACTCCTGTTTTTAATAATTTATTATAAATGTCCTGTCCTTTTTGGAAATAATCTTCTATAGTATCGCTCCAAGCCTCTCTATCAGCATTCTCCATACCGTCAATACTATTCTGTCTATTCTTTGTATCCTGTAGTCTTAGATCAGGAGCAAGTATATCTTCTAAAAGATTAGCATCAGCATACCTTTGACTAAATTCTTGGAAGCTAAAACTACGATGACGTAATACTTGTGCAGCAATACCTCTCGAAGTATTAATCTCAAGAACCATATTAGCCATTTCAAATATAGACCAGTGACCATGATTAATACAGTAGGCTAAAAGCCTAGAGTAGTTTTCATTGTCTTGATTTTCTGGATTGCTGACTCTAGCACAATATGCTATTAGTTTCTCCGCATCAGGAGTCGCAGTGATAAACTTAACCTTCTCCATCTTGATCTCCCCAAAAATATTTATATACCATATTGAATATTGGTTCTATTAATTTTATTACAATAAATCCTACTAACGCTTCAATAGCTTTAACTAATATTGTAGTGGTGGTAATACTCATTGATTTAATTTTTTCTGTAACTTTCATTATTCACTTTCTAAAAAAATCAAACGATTATCTTTTGATGGAAATGTTTTACTAATGTTTTGTATGACAGGCTCTAACTTATTCCACATCCTATTCAAACTTGACCGACTGGAATCGTTATTTCTATATTCATATCTTATAATACAGTAACCATTTTCTAAAAGTAATTTGTTTTTTCTCTGATCTAATTCTTGCATACTTTTTAAATGATCTCTACCCCAAACAGAGTTTCTGTGAAAATGACCGTCTATTTCTATAACAAGATTTAATTCAGGTAAATAGAAATCAAATTCATGGTTATGTGGCTTAGGCAATAATTCTCTAGCATGAAAAACATATTCATAATTATTTTCTGCTAGTTTTTTTATTAAGAATTTTTCTGGTTTGGAACCATTTTTTGCTGCATCTAATATTGCTAATTTGGCCTTTTCGTGCATAGCTTGTTTTTCTGATTCCGGTTTATCATGCCACATTTTTTTTGCTATTTTTCTTCGTCTATCTAATTCTTTCTTAGGTAAGTTATCCCAACTTTTAACTAATGAATCTGCTATAGCGTCTTTTGTTTCTTCTGATCTTTTAGTGCCTTCTGTTGGATGAGCAATCCTACCTGTAAATAAAGCAAGTTTTTGTGCTTCGCTTTTATTTCTCAAAGAATACCCTGCCTGTTTGAACGCTCTTCTAATTTTATTAGGGTATGTACCCAATTCTTTTGCTATTACAATCATACTTTTATTTTGATTAAAATATTGATCTGCTATATAATCTATTTTATATACAATGTCTTCAGTCTTTATCATTTGTCTTATAACTCCTGCTTTCAATATCATAACCCTCTATAGGTCTATCGTATCTTTTCCATGTCTCCGTATGTTTTACGGCAATCATTTGTGCTTCTTGTTTCATTTGAGTTATTAATTGATGACTAATTAATTCATACAAATCCTCTATATGACCTCTAACTTCTAAAGGCATATCCATTTTTAAGATGGACTCTCTAATCTCTGGCTGAAAGCAAGTGTAACGCATTTTCCCCACAGAATTTTTAGAAAGAGGTTTATATAATTCGTCGCTCATTTTCCTGTTCGATTCACTATTTTAATACAAACTAACATAACGCTTAGATCTATAATCACAACTATAGACCAACAAATAAGAATAGTCGATAAATCAGTCATTGTATTTTCCTAATGCTCTACCTTTTTGAGTCCTAACTATATACCCCATCCGGCAGAGAAAAGGTTCTATACTATTCTGAATTGTATCCATAGAGATACCAGTCATGCTTGACAGGCTTTTTATACCTAAAGGATTACCAAGGTTGTGTTTTAATGTGTCCATATATTTACGATCACTCTCATCCAAACCTTTATCATCAATACCTTGTATCTGAAACATTTCATCAACAGAATTACATTCAGGGTACATACTAATATAATTTTTATACCACTCAAGTCTAGCATTTAAAATTCTAGGAGTACCTTTACTTCGTTTGGCTAGACCTTCAATATGATTATCTGGTGGACTGATATTCCACTTAGCCAGATTCAATCGGGCTAATTTGGCCAGATCATTTACAG